AATGCTTCGTCTGCTTTAAAAAAGTTTCGATATAGAATATCGAATGGGGTGTGTTCATTAAATAATGTACTCATATCATTTTAGTTTGTGAGTGCCTAAGCTACTCGGGTTAATAAATTTTATAACTCAGGCGCCCTGAAGTATGCCCTTGTTTTCCATAAATATACGAAAAGAATCCCTTGATTCCAAATTAGTAATCAGCTTTTCTTACAACAAAGTATGTAGTATTTATGCCTTCTTCTTCTGCTATAAATGTAAGACGAAGTAAACCATCATCTACAAAACTCAAATGACATGTGTCTGATGTTTTGTTTGCATTAAAGATTTCTCTAAGCATTTCGCTGTTAAAGGGAATTTTATTGTCTTCTCTAACATCATCTCCAAATTTAGCATTTACATAAAATTCTACTTTATTTGAAAATTCCATTCGCTCCCCAAATACAAATTTAATAATAGGAGTATCAATTGTATCTCTAGTAGCAGCTAGTGTTACTATTTCATTTCCTTGGATTGCAGATGCTGCTTTAACAAATGTATGAAAATCTTCGTTTTCAAGTGTCGCTTGTACTTTCCATTCTATATTTTCATCTACTTCACCTACTTTTTGAATCATAAGAGGATCAGCAAGTGAATAATTAATAGATGCCTTAGCATCCTGGATGGTTAATTTGGTTAATACTTTATTAGTTTTAGAAGCATCAAGCATCAAATCACCAGCTAATACATTTAACAACCTATTAAGTTGTGTTGTATTAAAAATAGCCATTTCACCCTCATTAACCATAGGGAATTTATCACATGATAACCTACCAATCATATCCTTAGTAGGTGCCATAAAGTCAATATCTAGTTTTCCGTTTTTAACTTTCCATTTGACGGATTCTACTTTACCTCCAAGATAATACTTAGAGATAATTGATTGAAGTGTATTTTTTGCTATCATTGTTTAAAATTCATAGACCATTTAGCACTAGTGGTAAAAATGCTATCATATTGAGGATGATCTTTAAGGGTTTTATCACAACTTCTTAAAGCTGTTTGTAAAGTATCAATTACTACTTTTAGTTCTCGATTTGTATCTTCTAATTTTTTAATTTTTAATTGAATTGTTTTATTCATTTATTCCAAATTTTAATTTGTACCATGTGCGTTCATGGAGGTAATATAAAAATGTTTTAGTTAAAACTTCCAAACTCATTAGTGACGCTCCTAATTTAATATTTCCAGTAAGTAACCAACCTAATAATAGGGTATCTAAAGATGCTATTATCCTCCAGGTAATAGTTTTAGCAATATGTCTTTTTTTACTTAAAGTTTTCATTAGAAGCTAAAGAATTTATTAATGTTTGGGTTTAAATTTAAAGTCCATCCTAAATCATTATAGAAGTTTTCAAGTTTGGATTGTAAAATGGTTTCAAATGATTTTTTTCTATCTGCATAGTCGTTTAGAAATGTACGCATTTTATCTGGTAGATCAAAGCTAAGGAAGCCAATTACTTCAATTTTATAGGGGTTATCAATTAAATAAACCCATTTAATTTTATCACCTTGTACTATTTGACTATGTCCTTTAATGTTCCAAAAATTAAGTAGGTCATTATATACAATAGCTGCTTTAACATTTACAGGTGCACCTTTTTTAATTTCAGTCATTACTTCACCTGCTCTAGGTTTACGCCCCATATACTCATTTAGAGTTTTAACTGAAGTAGGATTACCTAATAAAGTAATGTCTGTATCTTTAGACATAATTTTGTCTCTAAATTTAAGAATCAAATCATCAATTTCCTTTTGTTCAGCACCCTTCAAAATCATTTCAAGGATGTCATTAAAAAACTTTCCAAATACAGGAGGAAAATTAGCTTTCCTAAATTCAAGACCTTTAATATCAAGTGATTCTTTAGCAATACCTTCCTGTTTAGTAATCCATTGAGCATATCTACGAGTAGCTCTAAAATAAGCTGAACGTATAACACATTCCGTTTTCATCTCAAGTCTATGTTCGGAAACATTAAAGCAATCACGTGCTAATCTATCATAGTCAGCTGTAATAATGTCTTGATACTTAAGTGCTACTTGTTCAAGTAAATCATCTTTTTCCTCATCTGGTTTAGATTCAAAATCAGGGTAGAGATGTTTAAGTAGGGGTTCAGCATTAAAATAATTAGAATCTGTGTCTACGTAAGCACAGAAATTATAATCACCTTCATCACAAATCCACCAGGGAGTATCTTCTAAATGTTTCATTAAAATCTAGCGTCAGGATCAGGGATTTGAATAATACCTCCATCTTTAGTTCCCCGTGAAGTTAAAACAGGTTCATCAACAGTAATTTTAAATTTATTGTTATCTATTTTAACAGTGCCTCCTTGTTTAACCATTTTTTTAAAGTAAACAATTTGCTTTTCGCTCCAAAGAGCACTCATATCTATAATTTCTTGTTTAGAGACAGGTTCTCCATTCCAAGTAATTTTTACGTTATTTCTAATTGATTGTGGGGTTAGTTTCATAATGTTAATTGTCCTTTTATTACTTTGTTCATATGACGATTAGCACATAGTGCACTTTCTTGAATGATGCGCTGACCACTAAGCGTTATAGCTTCACTTAATATTACATTGCCATATCTAAATGAACCCAAAGCAGTAGCACCATATAAACTATTTAACAAAATTTTCATTGTATGTTGACGTTGGTGCCAAAATGCTCCTTTTTCTTTATCTCCTGCTTTATATGCTTTTTTCATATAGCCTTTATATTCTACTCGTTCATCAAACCACTTATCCAAAATAGTGGCTAGTACTGAACGTTTATCAGTACGGAATATAACGCCATTTGCAGAAATAGCAAAGTTATTGTTTTCTATAAATTCAATAAGTTTACTTACTTTAATGTAAGTTTGTTTACGTTCTGGGTTTTCAATTAGTAATTCTTCGTCTCCATTACGTTCCTTTAAATCATTTAATCCTAAACGATTATTTCTATCATCACTGTCTATAATACGAGCCATAAGTGTTTCTTTACCTATGTTTAGAGACATAATAATAGAAGGATATAGTGAAGTTAAATCCTCATCAAACATATACTTATAAAGTCCTGCTTGGGGGCAAAACAGATAACCACCAGCATACCCTTTTTTATAAATTGGGTTTCTATCCCTAGAAGGAGGTACAATATTTTGGCTTAATAAATAAGCTGAAATTGCTCCGTCTTGAGTTTTAGTGTTAGCATACACTTCCCCGTAATTGTGTTTTCCTTTATGTGATAGGTTTTTTACTAAACCAATATACTCAAATTTTTCATCTAGTGCTTTAAGAATTTCTACGTCTCGAAAGTTATATTTAATAAATTTCTGGATGTCATCTTCAAATAAGCGATCTAAATTTCCATCATACTCAATTTTACCTAAGTCAACATACTTTTCTCCAATAGCATCTAATCGCATAGAGGGTTCATCACGAAAACTAAACTTTTTGTGTAATTTCATATAGTCTAGTGATTCAACTCCAGCAATATTTAACCACCCGTTGCGGTTCCAAGCACTTTCGTCTTTTACAACGTCTATAGGAGATAAAGCATTGGCAAATTCTTCCCCTAATACTCTACTGATTCTAAAATATAGGTAAGGAATATCAAAGTAATCACTATTCCACCCTACAAGAATATCAGGATTTATTTCTCTAAATTTTTCAATAAACTTACCTAATAATTCTTCTTCAGTAGCACAAGGAATAATTTCTTTATGTCCTTTAGTATGTTTGATTTGTCCTTTTTTATCTAAAATAAGAATAACCCACTCATCAGGAGTTTTATCATACCAAGCAATTGAAGTTACTGGTTTAGGAGCTTCTTGAATGTATTCTTCAGTAAGTGCCCCTCCCATTTCAATCTCAATATCAAAAAATACTTCACGGTGTCCCTTAGATACACTATCATCAGTACCATATTTTTCAATAAGGAATTTTTGATATGCAGGCATATCATGAAAGTGAAGTCTAGGATTATCTTTATCCCAATCATAGGTTTTCTTTAACCACTCACCTTTTAGTCCTTGATATTCTGCTTCACGTTCAGAACATTCTATATAAGCAGGAACTCGGTAAGGAACTATTGAGTAACCTGACTCTTCCCATAAGTGTATCTTATACTGGTTTTTACCAGCATATTCAGCGTAACATTTTTTAAACAAAACTTTTTTAATTATAGGTTATTGTTAAAGTTGAGGTTTTGTCAGACTTGGGGGTTTGCTTTTTTTTTGAGGGGGTGGGGTTTCACCATATACCTCTAAAGGTTTTTCAACTTCTACTATTTTTTCTACCTCAACAATTTTTTCTACAGGCACCTCAACTATTTTTTCTACAATTTTAACTTCTTCTTTAGTTTCAGGGCGTAACTTAGCAAAAGCAAAGTTCGCAGCTACTACTAAAGATATGGCTAAAGGATCGAAAACAAAAATTATTATCAAAAGAAGATAATTTATTATTTTATCCATACCTAAACCAGTTAAACCAGCTAAGTATTTAAGAGGACCTAATTCACTTCCAATTTCACTATTTGTTTGAACTTCTACTATTTCAGTTTCGTATTCAAATAGTTGTTGATTTAAATTATCTACTCTAGTGTTAATTTCAGTTTGCCTTTCAATAGCTTGGTCTAACTGTTTTTCTAATGCTCTACGAGTTGAACTTGAAGTGGTTGTTATTATTTCACCAGTTTCAGGGTCCTTATACTGTATTACATTGTTAGATAAGCCATCTCGCAACGAAGCCACAGCACTATTAATAGAAGTTTTTTCCTCATTGTATACAGCAAGTTGTTCTTTTACGTTGTCTCTTTTAGTTTCTATAAGAGCAATTTGAGCATCAACACTTCCTGCTAATGCTGCTGTTTCTTGATAAGCAGCAGATAAAAACCCATAAATACCAGCTGAAGTTATTAATACAAGGACTATACATGCTACACTTAGATAAGTTCTAAGTACTTTATTTATAGAATCCCAATATTGGTAAAGTAAAGAAGCTATTACAAGTTTAGAAATTTCCAATGAACCCGCCATTATAAGTACCTCAGTTGAGGCACCAGCAAACAATTTACTCAATCCTGTAACTGAATAAAATGCTGCTGATGCTGAAACTGATAGAGCACTTAAGGCTATGATAAAAGGGAATATTCTATCTTGTAGCTTCTTAAGCATTAGTTTTGATTATACATATCGAGATACATCAATTTTGATGCTGCTCCTACTTTTCGTCCTACTTCTGCTCCATCTACTGTAAGTACTACAGTGGGAATATTACGAATTCCAAATTGTTGGGAAATTTCAGGATTAGAGTCTACGTCGATTTTTTGGATAGGATATCCTTCTGCTTGGAGTTCCTCCATAATAGGACCTACCATTTGGCGACAGGGTTGGCACCACGCCGCGCTAAAGTATAATAATTTTTTCATACTAATTCTTCGATTATACCTACTGCTTCACTTACAACAAGCAAAGTAGTAGCAGTTATTAAATTGAGGGGTATAAATATGTAACCCACTATTCTAATTCCAGATTTCAAAAATGAAATCCTACGATGCCATTTTTGGTCTGGCATTTGGTCTAGATTTTTCATATTTTTATTAAAATAAGTGCCTCTAAGGGCTTCTGTTAACCCATCAGACATTTTTTAGTTCTTTTTCTGTAAAGAATTGCTTTAAGTTGGGTCTAAAGTAGTTGATTGATTTCATCACTTTACGATCTGATGAGCGGTAAACAATATACCTATCACCGACTTCCTCATAATGGCACGGCTCACCTTGCTCCTTGGATCGAAGGGTGACTGTTTCTTTAGCTTCTTCCTCGCTTTGGCAAGCTTTTGATAAGTTAGAGGCTTGTACTTCTTGATAGGCTGGCCAAATTTTATCCTTAAGACCATGTAGCATAGCCCCATTCCCCAACGAGACGTAAGTAATATCACACAAAGCGTCCAAAACCTCAACGATGTCACCTCGTTCACATGCCTCTCTATATTCCTCAAGTTCTTCCAAGACGAAGTTGTATACAAACTCCCATTCTTTCTTTTCGGGTATTGTAGGCTCATAATTGTTAGGTTTGTTCATTAAGTCATTAAACTCTTCTACTTCACTTACAAACGGAACTGGTAAGTTAACCTTCATATCTGTAAACATTTCTAACTGATAGGGATCATAATGGGGTGTCCCTTGAGGTTGGGTATAAATATCTGTTGGTTTACTCATGCTTATTAAATTTGATGTCCTCCATTATTAATTTTTAAACTATCAAAAAACTCTTTACGTGCTTGATTTGAATCATCTCTAAATGCACCTGTTGCTTTTGTAGTAACCATAGCGGCACCAGCATGTTTAATACCTCTACAACTTACACAATTATGTGTAGCAACTACTGTAACGATAACTCCTAAATTACCTTCACATACTTTATCTACTCCTTGGTGGATAGCAGCTGTTAGTTGTTCTTGGATTGCTCCTCTACGTCCGAAGTGTTCAACAATTCTGTTAAGTTTAGAAAGTCCAATAACTCTGCCTTCGGCTCCGGCGATATAACCAATATGCACAACGCCACGAATAGTTTGGTGATGATGGCTGCACATACTAGTAAGAGGAATATTCCTTTCAATGATAATACCATCATAACCATCAGAAGGAAAAGACGTAATATCAGTAAATCCATTATATCTTCCTGCCCATAAATCATTTACATATGCTTTAGCCACTCTGCGTGGTGTTTCCATTGAATTAGGATCATTTCTCCAATCACATTCAAGTGCATCAAGAAATTGACCATATGCTTTTTCTGCTTTATTAATCATTTTTGCCTTTTCTTTATCAGTCAAAGGACGATCTTTAGCAGAACCATTTGCATAACCTAAAGGGACACACTCAATATCAGTGTGTTGCTTTCTTCTTTTATTTTCCATTTAAATTGTATAAATTGTTCCTAAATTTCTATTATGTCCATTTTCATCATCCATGCCGTATCCTATATACCAAGGATCAAACATCGAATCAGTTGGTTGGTACAAGATATGAAGGACTTTATCAAAATCCCCGCTTTCCTTATAAATTGCTACAACAGGAGTTACTGATTTTGGTTCTTTTACTGAGAGGAATTTTGTAACTGCTTTCATAGTATTACCTGAGTCCAAAATATCATCTACTAAATAAACGTGTTTGTTTTTGATTTTGGTTTCTAGATCTTTAGTGACAACTAAATCACCTTGTTTTCTACCTAAGTATGACTTACAGCGGATAAAGTCGATTTCAATAGGAATGTTAATTTGTTTTACCAAATCACTAAAGAACATAAATCCACCATTTAAAATACAAACAAGTACTACAGGTGTAGGATCATTTCTATGTTCATCATTTATTTTCTTAGCTAGAATTTTAATTTGAATATCTAACTCTTTTTCACTTATAGCTTTTTCCATATTAACCCCACTTTTCATAAACCGTTTTATTATTTACTTTTTTAGCAATCTTAGTATTTTTTTCTTCTTCTCTACCGGGGGCAATAGCTACATGTACCCAATTTGGGTTATTATCATCTCCAAATTCCCAGATTAACTCTGTAAATTGGAGATTATCCTTAATGAAGTAAAATACATCAGCATTAGATACTCCTTTATTTCTTCCATCTTGGTCTAAATCAAGTGCCATTCCATGAGAATGAAAACTACGAGGTGAACCTCCAATAGCTTCATTTAGGTCTTTGCTTCGATATCCACTTGAAACATAAATAGGAACTCCAAAATGTTCTCTAATTGGTTGGAATATTTTTTCAGCAACATATTTTAAATTTTCAATATGTTCTTTAGTAGGAGTATTATCAATATCTCTACGTAACGCCGTTTGTGAATAAATTACCTCGTCTAAAGACAGATTTTTACTTAGTTTCATATTCTAATGCTTTTGAAATTATTGGGAATTGTTTTACAAAATGTTTTTTAATCTCTTTTGCAACCATTTGGATTTCTTTTTGTGCATGCTCATCATCCCTTAATTCAAGGAAATGAATCCAACTACGAATACTTCCAGTCATATGAATTTTAGTAGTTGTAGCAAGTGGGAGAACCATACGAGCTTGTTCACGGGCAACACCTGCTTCTAAGAGTTGGTTATAAAGTTTATGAGCACTACCTAAAAAGGTATTAATCATATCACTAGCAAGTAATGAACCTCCTTCTACAGGAATTTTAGGATCAATTACTTCAACTGAACTTTGTCGGTTGTCTTCACATTGCGAGCGTAATTCGATGGGTTCAAATATAGTGTCCAAACGATTAACATCTTGATATCGTTGACTAAACTCTTGAAAAGAAAAGGAACGGTGACGGATAAGTTGGATTCCGATGGCTTTGGAAGTTTCAATCTCGAAGGTCGCGTGCCCGTGCTCAAACGGTGACCAGTGCTTGTGACGTACCAAGTATGATAAAAGGCCTTCTGGTTTATCTTTCTTATTCTTACGTGAACTAGATACACGTGCAACCTCCACAATGTGGTCTTCAGCGTTTGGAGTAACATTTAATAAAGTAACTTTCATTTGGTTTTATAACTCTTTAATATATTTCTAACTTGGTCTAAAGCATCGTAGTTATTTGTGGTTGTGTTAATTGCTTCTACGATTTGTTTACTTAGATTTTCTATTTCTTCTTTACTCATAAGATAAAAATACAACCTATATGTTAAATATCCAAGTTTATCTAAAAATTGTTATAGTTCCTGAAGTTTGGAATGTGTTTGCAGGGTTATAACCTATTCCTTTTACTATATAAACATAAACTCCATCTGCAACATAATAATTCCCATTTTGATTTGAACCAACCCACACATCATTTGGAATATTTGATTCCCAAACTAACCTCCCCCATCTATCATAAATTAGGACTTGCCATTCTAACCAACATTCAGAATCTGTTATTATAGCCCACCCATCATTTAAACCATCGTTGTTAGGAGTAAATGTATTTGGGGCAAAGTATTCTCCTTCACAAGCATCATAAACACAACTTCCATCATCCTCACTAGCATTAGGGTTATAATTAATAGCTAAAGGGTCAGTACACCCTGCTAAAATAAGAATACATGAGCCATCATCTATAACAGCAAGTGGATTATAATTAGAAGCAAACGGGTCAGTACATCCTGCTAAAAATTCACAACATTCATCTATAGGAATACAAGTAATATTAGCATCAGGGTTATAATTTAAAGCTTCAGGTATCATACACCCCACAATAATTTCTTCACAACTACCATCATCTGTATTTGCTAAAGGATTATAATTAAATGCTGTAGGATCTGTACAACCATATATAGGATCTATACAACTACCATCATCTTCTGTAGCATCAGGGTCATAATTTATAGCTTCGGGGTCTGTGCAACCTACACAACTTTCAAAATCACAACTACCATCATTTAATGTAGCTAAAGGGTTGTAGTTGCAAGCTTGAACAATTGTACAACCAGGAATTTCTTCGGGTTCACATTCACCATTGTAGTTAACAATTTGAACATACATGTTATCAGCTACAGTAAAGGCATTTTCAAGTCCAAATTGAGCACCTGCTACTTCACCATTTACATGAAGTATATGAATACTAACAACTCCCCAATCATACATATTAGGCCAGTTTTGTATAAAAGTTTCACCTGGTAGTATATTAATATTATTAAAACATATTGTATCTATTTCAGGGGTTGAAAGAATATCTAATTTAATACAATATTCAGTAATAGGAACATCACCATTATTAGTAATATAAAGTGAAGGAGACCAATAAGGTACAGGTTCAGGCTCTACCCCATCGAATTCACACCCCATAATATACAACATTGTATCTAAAGTTGCATTTACAGTTTCATTAGGACATAAATTTAGTAATTCAATAACTTGGTTATCTGGAGCTTCCCAAATTGGTTGTCCTGTATTATTAATATTATATAGAGTTAGGTTAAATTCACAAAATTCACCATTTTCTATAGACTCTAACATGTTTTGGTAAGCAAGATTACCTGAAAGTGAGGTGCCTAAATTTATTACTATAGGTTCATCTGATTCATAAATTTGTTGTCCACCAATAGAAACGTTTAATTGGCCTATACCCCAATTAAAGTTTAAACTAAATCCAAAAGCATAAGGGTTATCAAAAGGATATTGATTAGCCCAGTTTGAAGAATTTAAATTAGGACAGTAAGTAGAATAGGGAATTATAGTTAATTCAGCAGTTTCTAAATTAAAATTAACTAACTCAATATTACATTGATCATCACAAAAAATATCTCCATCAGGGTTATAACACCCATCACTTGAAGGATTATTAAAGTATCCATTAGGTTGGGTATCGTCTAAAACCCAATCAAAACAGTCGTACTCATCATTTAAAAATAATTTCCAACCAGGAGGGAAAAAATTAGCACCTGCCCACCCCCCATAAGGAACCCAATTCCCAGGTACGTTTTCTGGTAGGGGTATGTCAAGGGGAGGGGTAGAGATATATCTACTTTGCCCAGGTAAGAGAATTCCAAATCCATTAAATCCAAAATCCCAAACAGCCCCATTACTTAATGCCCAATCTATATGAAGAGTTCCTCCTATATAAGGAGCATCACTATTATTTTGAATCTCAAAAGCAAAAGCAATTCCAGGATCTAAATCAATTACTTGAGAAGAACCAGGAACTATATAAACATCACACTGAGCCGTCCCCACTATGCTTAAAAGCAAAAAAATTAGTGAGTAGAAATATTTCATTAAGTTTTTTATTAAAGTTTACCTTTATAAAAACCTTTGGTGATAACCTAGTTACAATTATAAATATAAAAAGGGGACGCGATAATACGTCCCCTTTTAAAGTTTAATATGTTGTTGTATTTACACTCCTCGTTCAGTATCATAGGCTATAATATGATCTCGGCCCGTCATGTTATAACCATGTTCAGCTACCATTTCAAACACCTTAGGATACATTTCAATAAGTGTTTCCCTAGAATCACCCGCGGGCATTACAAAAGTTTTATCTTTAGGAATACCCATTTTAACTCTAAATGCCTCAATTTCAGCTAGGTTTTCCTCAGTACCATCCCATACTGGTTTGTAGTGATAGTCATCATGAAATTGGAGCATTTTTTCTATAGCCTCATAATTGAGTCTAAACTTCTCATGCTGCGCGACAAATTTTTCATCAACCACCTTACCACCGGGAGTAGTAATACCAACACGAGGACGGGAATTAGAAAACTTAGGACTAAGAGATATGAGACCAATAGGATGATCGGTCGGTACAAAATGTGATCCTTCTGTTTCGATTGTAATAAGGATTCCTCGTTCATCAGCAAAATGTGTTAATTCATTTACTAGTGCAGCATGCATACTTGGACTTCCACCGGTTAGCATCATTTCCTTCACCTGTGGGTTCTTATCATAAATATCAATTATATCATTGAATGTAAATGTACCTTTTTCAGGATGAATTGAAGTATACCAAGAGTCGCACCACCCGCCTTCACCAAACCAACAACGGTGAGTACAACCCGTTGTTCTAATTGCAATAGTAGGGCGTCCAAAGCGAGAACCCTCACTTTGAACACACCTATATACTTCTAGTACTGGGAGTACTTTATTATAATCTTCTATTCTTTTATTCATTTATCAGGCATTTCACGAGTAAATATAGCACTATTTTTTCCATGCTCCATAAACTCTACTTTTAATACTTTAACTCGTCCTTCTGTTTCCTCTTTTACAAATGAATCAATTTTTTCAAATACAAAACGAGCAAAACGTTCTGCTCCTGTAGCAGGTACAATTCGTACTTGAGCTACACCGGCTTCATCCATTCGCTTAAATGATTCCAACATAGGATCATCTTCAGCTATAATTAAAGTGTGGTCAAACATATAATCCATCCATGCTTTAGGATTCATACCATCAATTTGGGTTTTAGCTCGTTTCATACCTCCAAAATCCCAAACCCAATTACGTTCATCTAACTCACCTTGAAACCATACTCTAAAACTTACTCCATAACCATGAAGAAATCGGCAGTGTGTGCCTTCTGCTTTCCATTGACGAAACACACAACTAAATCCGTCAAATAATTTTGTTGAAATATACATTATACTGCGTTTAAGACTTTTTCAACTTCTGTTTTAACATGATTCCATGAAACCACCCTATCTCCCTCTGCATAGGTAACAGGGTCAGGTCGGCCCAATTTAATAAATGCTTCAACCCTTTCAACCGAAGACGCTGATTTATAATCACTGTACCAATTACCATCAATATTAATGGGCTTATAGCTAGTGTTTGTATTTGCATAAACTGTGTCAAAGTCCAATCCGAGCTTATCACAACATTCGACACCATCCTTAAGTATATCGTACTTATCCCCATTGAGGTAAGGGGTAATGTAGCTAACGCGGTCAGCGTCCCAGTTACCTTCGGTGAAGGCAATATAATCCGCATCGCGGAATTCTTGTCTACAATCAGGATAGATCGCGTGATCACCTGCATGAATACCCATTGCAATACGAACTTCAGTATTTTTTTCATTGGCGATTGATAGTGCTACTGCTTGAATAATTGATGAAAAGATTTTGTTTCGATTAGGAACTACTGTTTCCTTCATATTTTCTTGCTCATAGTGACCTTCAGGTACTTCATCACCCCCTTCTACGAGAGCACTATTAAGCATAGGAGCTAAACCATCAAGTTTAATAACTCCATATTTTACTTTTTGACCACTATCATTAAGAAAATCTACTAATGCTTGAGCACGTTCAAGTTCTACTCTATGTTTTTGTCCGTAATCAAAAGACAGTGCTGTCACTTCATAGCCATTGGCGAGTAGATGAAGTAACACTGTGGAGCTGTCCATACCTCCACTTAGTGACAATACTGCTTGTTTCATGTAATATTATTTATGTATTTAAAAAATGTTGTGTTATGTTTGATTCTATTAAACACATCAGAATTGAATTCTGAGTTTATAACTTCATCAATTTTAGTTTTTGGTTTACTGTCTAACCCCCAATTTGCATAGGTTGTTCCATCAAATGCTGCCATAATAGGATTGGAGGTATCAATACTTTCAATTTGTTTTATATCATTATAATATAAAAACTCCTGTGGTAAAGAACAACCTAAAAGGTGAATTCTATCAGAATTTCCTATAAGTCCCATTTCAATCATTTTACTGATTACTAATTGGCGACCTAATGCTTTACCAATATCTTTATTAGGATGCGGGAATATATCGTTGTAATAGCTAGCCCCATATGAGAATGCTATCTTCGTATAACCTAGAAATTTATACGTTTGATAACACTTTACTACCTCACTAAACGATTTACCTTGTACAACCGCAACTTTAGTTACACTATCTGGTAATTCAATAAAACTCCATTCCTTAGCATTACGCATTGATTTAATAGAGTCTTCCCAAGCATCTGGTACTATAAATTCATTTGGGAGTATATCTTCAATAATAGAGATCATTCTGCCTTTTGAGTAAGGTACACCTAGCTCATGAAGGGAATTATCCATTATAACATATCTGTCCTTATTTGTGTTAAAAAATTCCCTATACCCTTCATACTCATCATATAAGTGAGGGAGGAGGTAGTCATAGTTATTATATTCAATACTAGACTCTAAATAGGCAATAGGTACTTCGTGTGATACTTTCATTAAAATGGTGAATCAGGATTATCTATTTTTATTTTAGGTGGACGGCCACGACGTGGTTTTGTAGTGACACGATTAAATTGATGGTATTTTGATTGACAATGAATATAAAACTCCCTTATGGTGCCATCAAATTCAAGTAGCTCATCCATGTACTCTTCTCGAGTCATTTGGAATGTGTTGAGGAAATCACGTTGCAATTGATCGAGATTTTCCTTTTCATATTTTTCATGGTCTTCACGCAAACGGCGTCTGCGGTTGCGATCAATTGTGGTTTCAGTGGCAAATTCCCTCACATCAGTGAATTTGGCACGTTTTTGTTCGATTTCCCAATCGCAGTAATATATCTGCCAACGGTAGGGACTATCATTGTAATCACCATTTTCGATTTTATCGAGCAATGGAGAGTATTTGTGGAGTGCTTTACCCATACGAGTCCAGCGACGCCACCAGAAAAATTGATTGTAATTCAGCTTTTGAAGCTTTGACAAATTCTTTTCGATAACCTCAATTGAATGCATGTATTAAATATACATACAAAGGTTCAAGTTTCCAAATTTATCTTGCGCCTCCCTCATAAGGGACTGCTAAACCTTCATTAATGAGTAATTCGTTTAAATTGACAGTATCGTGTATGCTACGTTCTATTTTTATTTCGCCTAAACACCTACCATATTTTCCTACTCCTTTAGAATATAAAATAAAATTACCATTAGTTGAAGCTAATAATTCTTCTACTCTAGCTTTTGCTTTTAATCCTTTTTCCTTTTCCTCTAAATCTTTAGTTCTGGATTCGTAAGCATCTATTCCGTTTAGTCTAATTCTAACGTGTTTCCAAGTACTAAATCCTAAATCTACCATAGCATCTATGGTGTCTCCGTCAACTACTCTATCGAGTTTAGCATTATAACAATATAAAAACATTATTTGTTTTGGTATTTTTTACTAGGGTAAAAAAATTTGTAATGAAAGTAAGAAGCCCAAGTAAAAATTAAAGCTAATCCTATATTTAATACTACTTCACTCCAGGGAGGAGATGATAAGGTTAAAACATTAAATAAAGAACCTGCTATGAAAGCACTAAGCCCAGTTTTTAAAGTCCAATGATGTAATGCTTTCCATTTATGAACAATACTAGATTTATGAGCAAATAAAGCTAAAAAAAATAAAGTACCTGCAGCGCAAAGTACTATATTACAAATTAAGTTAATTATTACTAGAGTCATTTTCTTTTTTATTAAACCATTTGTGATAAAAATGTTCTACTACTTTTAAACCTCCAAATCCAATTACGAAAGCCATTCCAAAATGGAGGGACTCATTATCAGAACCCATAGCATCAATTACTATTGGGGTGAGATAATTAGCGGACATAGTACCACCAATAATAGAAATGATTTGTTCTTTAAGGTTTAAATCTTTTTGTTGTCCTACTAGTAATAAACTTCCAAAAAAGCCAGATACTGCTAACCCAACATTGATTCCTATTCCTAGTAAAAATTCTTTCATTGATTAATTTGATTCGTAAACTTTAGTAAGTTTTTTATTAGTAAAAATTAAAGAATCTAAGTATTCTACTTGAGAGTAAGTTTTATCTAACTCTGATTGGAGGATACTGTTTTCTTCTAATAACACATTATAAGATAATATATATCTTTGAATTATTTCTTCAGTGTTTTCTACTTGATATTGAGTTGATTCTAATTTTTCTAAAGTAGCTTCAAGTTGAATACTTTTATTTTTGATAATACTATCTTTAACAACTAATTTTCTTTGTAATTCAGCAATTAATTCTTCTTCTTGAGAGACAGTATTTACTAAATCATAAATTTTTCTATTAAGAAGATTTTGTTCTTTTTCTCGTTTACTCATAACTTCATCAGCCATTTCTAAAGTAGATTCTATATTATCAAGAAGTGGGGAAGGTGAAATTACAACTACAGTATCAGAAATAGGTTTAATAGTAGTAGTAGTAAGACTAGGGGGTGGTGAAGTTAAACCACAACCCATCATAAATAAAAGAGGGATTAATCGTTGGTACCTAAACATTCTAGTAACTTTTCGTTAATTAATTCTAACTTATCTTCGTATCTAACAATAGTAGTTTCTAAAGATTCAATTCTTTCTTTGTGATCATCAATTCTTTGAATACAAGAAGATTCTAAATTTTTTAATTGTGCTTCATGAATATTCATCATATCCATGTACAAATATCCTATTACAATCAATGCGGCAAATGCTATTGCTGCAACAGGGTTTTTAGTAAACTGCTCAAAGCTTATGGGTGCCTTCATATTTTATATAAAATTATTAGGGGCCTAACCAGCATTTTATAACTGATTAGACCCCTAAGTTTGGTTAAAGATATCTTAAGCTTCTGCTTCGGACGTTGCTTTGTTTTTATCTACTACTGACCAGACACCACCAACGATTGTCATTACAGCACCAAATAATTCAGCAAATAAAGCGTCATCGATAACGCCTTGTGTTACCAACACACCCCCAACAAACGTCAAGGCGTGTCTAATAATTCCTAATGTTTTTTCTTTCATAATATTTAAAATTTTATAGGTTTGTTATACATATTACACTTTTCTTATCCGTCGCAACTTACGCAATCAGAAGTTCTAGAGCCCAAATCGCCCTTTATAACGCTGTCCGTGCGAAGATAATAGAGTGTTTTAACTCCCAACTTGTGAGCTTCCATATGAACCTGATTAATCCATCTAGGGGAGTCAGTAGGGTCAAATGAAAGATTTAAAGATTGTGTTTGGTCAATATACTTTTGTCTAGTAGCAGCTTGTCTAACCAATTCAAGTTGATTGACTTCACTAAATGTCAAAAATACTTCTTTTTCTTCTTCAGTAAGAACATCATGTGGAAGGTTTTGTACTGATCCATTGTCTGCTAAAATAGCATCCCATACTTTTTCAGTGTTATGTCCTTTACCTTCAAGCAAACATTCTAATTCTTTATTTTTTACAATAAATGTTCCTTTAGCCCCATTAAAAGTATAAATGTTAGCTGGGATTGGTTCAATACCAGCAGAACAATTATTAAGTCTAGAATTAGATACTGTAGGTGCAATAGCAAGTAAATGAGTGTTTCTCATACCTGTACCTTTACACCAAGTAGGCTCACCATATTCTTGGGCTAATGCTCTTGAAGTAGCTTCAGCTTTTTGTCTAATATCACTAAAAATAGTATGGGTCCAAGCAGTTGAAGCAATAGAGTTAAATGGTAAGTTTTTCTTTTGGAGGAATGAGTGCCAACCCATTACACCTAAACCCAATGCTCTACCCTTTTGGGCATGACGATGGGTTCGGATTAATGAATCTTTACCATTTGATTTATCTATAAATTCTTGCATGACTCCGTCGAGGAACCTGATCGAGGTTTCAACGACGTCTGTGTCTTTCCACTCATCATACTTCGCAAGATTGAGGGAGCTAAGACAGCAGATAAAGGAATGTTCTTCATCGGTATGTAATGTTATTTCTGTGCATATGTTAGTCATACTTACATCAAGATTGTTCATAGCATATGCTAACGGATTATTTTTGTTAACATTATCCTTAAACATGATGTAAGGTTCACCTGTTTCTACACGGGTTTTTAAAATTTCAAGCCAAATTTCCATTGCCTCACTATCTCGGTCTTGTAAACGACGCATAAAAGCATCATCTACAACTACACATTGGTGAAGATTAAGACATTGTCTATTTGGATCACCCTTTGGTCTTCGAATTTGCATAAATTCTTTAATGTCAGGATGATTAATATCTAAATTTACAGATGCAGCACCTCTACGAACTGAGCCTTGGTTAGTTGCGATAATTGCTGAATCGTAGATTTTACACCATGGTACTACTCCTTCGGATTTACCGTTACCTGTAATATTTGTACCCCTAGGGCGGATTCTACTTACCGAAATTCCAACACCACCCCCCAGGGCAGTTAATTTCATAAGTTCCGCATTAGTAAGACCAATCCCACGAATCGAATCAGGGGTATCAATCCCAAAGCAAGATATAGGTAAACCACGGTCGGTACCGGTGTTAGATAATACGGGGCTAGCAAGACCAATCCAACCATTCCAAATGTACTTAAAAAACTTGCCTTCAAGTTCTGGCTTACGTATTCTTTCCGCGATTGCTTTGGCAACCCTTCTATATGCTTTTCTAGGTGTTTCATCTGGGAGTAAATATCCTTTTGAGATAGTTGCTACGCCTACCTCATCCATCCATTCAGGGTAATCTTTACCTTTTACCCAATTTGTTGTATCTGCTATAATGTTTCCGTCCATAATTTAAAATATTGATTCATCCCACTGTTTTGTTCCCTTAGAATAATTAGTTACCCTTGATGCAAAGAAGTCGGTATGTTGTTTTCCTGCTGATAAAGAATCAAACCATTTCATTCTCTTAAGAGCATTAGGATCAATTCCATTAACTACTCCTTCGTAACCTAAGTCACTCATTTTTGTATTGACTCGATTTTTAATAAATGAAATTAAATCTTCTTTAGCACATCCTTCAAGGTCACCTAACTCATAAACTTTTTCAATAAAGTCTAATTCAAGTTGTAATGAAAGAAGGGCTGCTTCTGTTATCGCGGTTTTGAGCTCTGGAGTGTTGAGCTCCGGGTTTTCCTCGATAAGTGTTCTAAATAACCAACATCCCGCTTCGGAGTGCATACTTTCGTCTCTAATACTCCATTCAACAATTTGACCCACTCCCTTAAGTTTGTTTCGCATCTTAAAAGAGAGTAGTATGGCGAAAGATGAAAAGAGGTTAACTCCTTCTGTGAATGCTGAGAATATTGCGAGTGATTTGGCAATTTCGTGCCAATCCTTTTCGCCATTAAAACTATCCCTAACTGACATAAGGTTTTCAATCTTTGCCATTGTAGTTTCGTCTTCGAGAAATTCGCTAAAGTCGTCGAGTCCAAGTTCTTCATTTAATAGTGAGTATGCTTCAGCATGTATTGTTTCAAAGGCACCAAATGTAGTTGCCATCATTATTATTTCAGGCTTTCGAAACCATTTAGTTACCAAACCACTCCAGTAATCATTTACTACTGTTTCAGTTTGGGCAAATCCCTTTAGGATAGAGCCAATAATATTTTTTTCAGTTTCGTTTAAGTTTTGTTTCCAATCATTAATATCACTCATCATAGGCACCTCAGTATGTAACCAGTGCGCTTGTTGTTGTTTAAGCCAATATTCATGGGCTTTTGGGTATTCAAAGGGTTTATAGACGACCCTTTCCGTAAGTAAATTACTTTTAGACATTCTCAGTTTATTGTTTTTAAGTGTTTAATTGAAAAAATTGTTGCGCTAAAACGTCTCGATCTAAAGTAGTTAAATTTGTACCTTCAATCTGTTGAACAGGACGAGGACTATCACTATCGTCAAAATGGTGATCCGTAACTTCAAAATGGCCAGTAGATGTGTCTGCTACTACTGAGAATGTCATTCCATCCATTCCGTATCTATTTTTCATAATGTGGAATCTACCTGTGCCATTTACTTTATCCTCTTTTTTACGTGAAAGAGATATCGCTATGTCGGTAATCATGATTTTGTCATAACTGCCAGCAGCTTTATCACCTTCAATTACGTCATCTTTTGCCCCTGCTCTATTTACTTGGGAAACAGACCAAACAGGCAATTGTAACTCTTTAGCAAGACCTTTAGTGCTTAGATAAATATCATCTATTTCTCCTTTTCTATCATTAACTCGTTTCTTTGATGAAAGAAGATCTACATAATCAATAATAACTAAATCAGGTTTGAAGGTTAAGTCTTCACATTTTTGTAAGTGTGAACGAAGTGTATTAATAGTTGCTTGTCCTGGAGCATATTCCTTAATAATAAGTTGGCCTGGGAGTTCTTTAACTATTTCTTCAATTCGTTCTCTATTTTTAAATAGTGTATCTACTGGCTTACCTGTGAAAAATGCATCGTAGCGTCGCCCTACATAATCTTCGCCAAGTTCTAAAGTATAGTGCACTACATTATAACCCATCTTTACAGCATACCCGCCAAGCGCGACCAAAGTCCACGACTTACCACCTCCAGGGTTACCAAATATAAGACCAAAATCTCCGTTACCCAGACCCCCCTGCATAAGATCATTAAATTTACCCCAAGGGGTTGGTACAATAGTTCTTGCTTCTTCTCGGTAACGAGCTTCTGTATCTTTAATATATTCATGTCCTATATTTTTTTCAGCACCTGCTTTTAAAGCATTATCAATTAATCCTCTAATAGATTCAAAATCACCTGAGTTGAGTAAGTCTACTGAGTTAAGTAGGGCTTTTTTTAATTGTTGATTTTTACAAAATGAAGAAAATTCCTTTTCAACATATTCTAAATCTTCATTAGATGCCTGGTAGGCCTCTCTAAGTTGTTCTTTGATTGAAAGTTGAAGTACTTCATTTTCAACCTTTTTCATTTCTACCTTCAACACCTCCATTGTTGGTGTTGTATGGTATTTTTCATAATAATCTAGAATTTGCCCAATAATCCACTTATGGGCATTATTATCAAAATATTCTTCACTTAATACATCATGTATATTTTGAAGAAACTCCTTATGTGTAAGGAGTGATGATAATACTTTTATTTGAAATGATGTACCGTATGTCGCAAGAGAATTTAACGTCAAAACCTTAATATATTAATCGTGTGAATGTATCTTTTAACCAAAACTCTGTATTCTTAATGAGATGGTTTAACCCATCTTCACTATATAAACTCATAAACTCCAAGATACGTAATTCATTGAGTTGTTCCAAGGGTAATTGTGAAAGGTATTCCTTTTCTTCTTCTGATACCATTGGAATTTCCAAATCCATAATTTTTTTAGTATTTAGAAGCTTGTCCCAATCTTGAATTACTCGTGCATATACTACACTTTCCTTGAGTCGTTCCTCACTTAAATCAAATAATCTATCAAATGGCATAGGACCATCTGCTAGTTCAGGAAATCGTTTAAGTACACCCTTTTTACCTAACCCTTTAATACCAGGTACTTTATCGGAAGCATCCCCTAATAATACTTTATAATGAATAAAGTTTTCAGGGACAATACCAAATTTTTGTTTTACAGTAGCAATGTCGTAAAATTCCCTTTCTATTGGACGATAAACAGTAATGTTATCATCTACCAATTGGAGGAAATCCCTGTCACTAGAAACAATATACGACTTTGTATTAAAACGTTTAGTCATATCCTTAGACATATAGGCTATAATGTCATCTGCTTCTACTTTGTCTATTGATACTACTTTAACTGGGAGACATTTTAGGTATTGAATTAGACGAATAATTTGATCTACTTTAGCGTCATTTTCGTCATCAACATTTTCAAAAATATCCCAATTTGTAATTCGGTTTATATTCCTACCTGTTTTGTATTCGGGAAGTAGGTACCTCCTGTTAGTGGAGGCACCCACTCCGTCGAACACGATATATATTGAGGTTGGTTGTATTTGATTTATTAAAGCACCTAAAGAACGGAGAAAGCCAGCTAAACCCCCAATGTGATTACCACTTCCATTAACAAAATTTAATATAGCAAAGTTTCGTAAAAACAGGTTAAGGCCATCTATAAAAATAACTCTTTCGTGTTGCCCAGGTTTAGTTGAACTTTCCCCTTGCTCAAGGTTATTGAGCATCTTTAGATAATCTTTCTTAATCATTATTCAGGTTCTTTTTCGAATGAAGTAATGTCTTGTACTTCTTGATCTTCTTCCATGATATCAAAATCAATACCTCCTAAGATATCTCTCCAAGCTTCTGCATGGGCATCTTTGTAGGTTTTAATTTCTTTATCATTATCATTAATAAACCCATGAGGTGTCATAACAATTTTACCTCTGGTAGTAACTCCATTAATGTGGTTTTTATCAATCTGAACATTAGTGCGTTTAGCAAATTCTACCTGTTTACCATCTTTAATTGCTTTAATTTTAGATGTACCTGCAGACATTACATTACCAAATGTTACTACAAATGTTGAATCAAACCACATAGCGTATCCACCTTTATTCATCAACTTGGGTTGACCCATAGGTGATTCAGGTTTAAGTGTCCACACCTTATTAATACACACTAGTGTATTAGTGTATGGACTGCTTTCTTTACGCGAGAGAACAATACGCTGATTTACATTATTACCAAATTGGGTAGACATAGCGCCAGCATTCCATTCATTATTATTTTTGTTTGATTTGAGTGACATTTCGCATGGTACTGAACCAATTGAATCCCACAAGAACAATAAGTCATAAGGTAGGTTACCTTTCTTTTGTTCATCAATCAAATCTAAAATAAACGCTGCTACGTCTTCAATAGAATTAATAGTTTCTCTATCTACATAAATAAAGTTACCATTATAGTCCGTAATTTCACCTGTCTCTTCATCAACTATTTCATTGATTTCAAGACCCATCATTTTAGCATGTTCCCAACTCCATTTCATCTCTGTGATAATAAACACAGGGAGAATACCCCTTTTCTGACCGGAGACAGCCGCCTCAATTAAGGCGGTTGTCTTACCGGTATCAGAATGGCCTCTTAGCAAAACAATATGTCCTGCAGGTATGCCAGGGATTGAAGTTACATCCTGGAATGCTTGGGAAAGTGGAATCCATTGTTGGGGCTTAAACTTAGCATTAGCATTAAGCATTTTTTTCTCCTTAAACTTAGACAAATCAAAATTTGCCTTAAGTTCCTTAGAGACAGCCTCCGTTAATGATGCTTTCTTTCCTCTAGGCATTAGCTAAACAATTCATCGAATTTATCAACCTTGCTCTCTTTTTGGGGAGTCTTAAGAGCGTAATTGTTTTGGGACTCCCCTTTATCAAAAGGGAGATCGTCGCTTTCTTCTTCTTGAGTATCTTCAGGAGTCAAGAACTTCTGAAGGTTGTCTTTCATTTCTTCAAATGAATAACGCTTAAATACTTCAAGTGGGTTAGCTTGTTCATCTAACCATTTTTGAATTTGATCAGCTTCACCAAGTGGTGTTTGCTTAGTCTTAACACGTACAGAAGACTTGTTATAAGCAGTACCTGTAACGTCAGGACCAACTGTGTCTACTGTAATGTCACGTCCCTGATGGATGTCAGTGTAATCACCAATATCATCATCATCAGCAAGTGAAAGGAATTCGAGGTAAGTATTCTTACCAAACTGCCAAAGTTTAACACCTTGGTCCTCTTCACCACGCACAATTACAGGAACAAACACTCGCATCTTAGGATCGAGCTGCTTTGCCAAACGCCAATTTTCCTTATCACTAGTTGTACGAAGCTGCTTCGCAAACTCAGCAATTGGATCTTTTTCACCATAATTAATAGGTGAAATCATTGTGCGCTCACCAATTCCATAGTGGAAATACACTTCTGTAAAAGGGTTAGCTTTGTTAAACTTATTGGGAACGATACGAATTACCTGTTTCCCAACACTCGGTTTCCAAAACAAGCTAGTGCTGTTTTGATTTCCTCCTTTGTTTGTTTGCTGCAAGGAGTTCAGCTTACTACGAATAGCATTTAAATCCATAATGTAACTAATTTAAAAATAAAACTTTTTGATAAATATAAGAACCCTATCTCAGGATCCCAAATTAAAGCTCAAGAATCTGATGAATCTTTGTCTTTAATTGTTTCAATTCATTGTGCTGGGTAAGTAAAATAGTGTTACGATAGTGTTGCCAGTTAACTTTATATCGTACATCAACTACTCCACTATTCAGCAATTTTATAAGCTCGTTAAGAGCATTTATAGTGTATAATGTGTTTGATTCTTTTTTTCTATGAACTAAGATAGTATTGGGTAAAATCTCCTCTACGCTTGACGGCTCTACGTTATAAGTACAAACGTACTCATCACTACTTTTTATATATAAAACAAATATTTTTTTATAGAGTATATCGTAGCTAGACTTTACCTCTACCAGCGTTCTCTCCAAATCTTCCAAAGAAGTAAAGGTACAAAATAGCTTATTTTTCATGTGCTAGGTTTGGATATAAATATTACACTTTCTCTAAAGCGTCATAGTTATGTCCCACCTCTACTTTAGTATTAAAGTTATATCCCTTAAAAATATCTATTATTAATTCAACTACATCTCGTTCACCTTTATCTACATCTAACAAAAACGAATCATAAGTATAGTGTATAATCCTAGTTTTACTGTTTTTAAGTATACGGATTATCTTCTCTAGAATAAGTACATTATAATACGTTTCCGTATTTTGAAGTATGTAATTAAACAACTTCTGTTTTTTCATATCTGTTTTAAAAACATATCCAGACTTACAAACGTGTTCTTCCTTACTACTTATATCATCTATATATTTTTCTACTCGTTTAAAGAATTCTAAATTCTTATACTCCTTAAATACTCCTCCATATAATTGTTTGAACGTAAGCTCCTTAGCTTTCTTATAATCTACTCCGTACATATCAGCAAATGCTTGGTGTATGTCCTCATGCTCAAACTCATAATCTACAAGTTGAGCAGCCAAAGTAGGATGATAAGCGCTAATATCAATCTCCATTAGGAAATCATTATCGGGAATAAACGCTTCTCTACAACCCGATTTTTTATCTAAAGCAGCATAATTAATTCCCCCAAATGAGTTTGAAGGTCTCGTAGTAGTAGTTTTTAAATTAAATTGTGAGTAAGTCCAATCTCGTTCTACCCCAAAGTGTTCCTCAAATAACTTAGGATCTACTTTAAGTCCCTCCGATTCGATCCAATAAAACACATTTGTAGCTCTGTTATTATAGAACTCAAAGTGTGGTGGTTTCTCCATAGTAAACACATGTTTAACCGCGTGAAATATCGTTTCACAACGTTCATAATGCTTTACAATTGGAATTATGCTACCTATATTGGCTATTTGGGGGTATTTCCTATAGAAAAAATCATGACAAGGAAATGAGTCTGGGATATCTGTAGGAGAGATGAAATGGGTGTCACTAAGCTGCTTAAGTGGGATTATGTGTAAAAATTCTTTCTTATCTCTTACAAATATTTCTTTAAATTCTCCTATTAGGTTTAATACTTCATCTAATTCACAACTTGTTGCCTCACTATGGTTTATATTAATAATAAATCCTTTTCTATAATTAATTTCTCTAATATAGAATCCTACTATCCCCCTTAAGTGGGGGTGTATGTTATCATTAGAAAAAAGAGGTTCAATGAATACTTTCTTGAACTTCTTTTCCCTAAATTCTTGTAATTGTTCTTTATTTTCTATAAGCCAAAACACATTACAATATACGATCGATTTCTTGAATTACCAAATCAGGAGTGATAGTTTCTATCTCATACCAATCCTCCATTGATTTTATCTCTTTAAAAGGGTACCAATTCCAATTTGAAGGATCCATTTTATGGGTATTAAAATACCCTGATGTAGGAGAATCTATATAAATTCTAGAACAATTAGTTTGGAATTCACACCAAGGTCTAGAAAATGAAGAGATTAACATTATAGGGGTTTTTAAAGCCCATGCTATCCAGGATAATCCTGATCCTATACCAATATGAAGTTGGGCTCCATTAATTACAGACATAACTTCTTCTAGGGATTTATTATGGAAGTGGTAATCTGATTGGGGAGAGGTGTTCATAAATCCTTGGGTGCCAAAAGTTCTATGTTGGTCTACAACTGCTACCTTATATCCTTTATTTTGGAGGTGTTTTACTACTTGCTCCCATCCCGTTGGGTGATTCCAATATTTAGCTTGACAAGTAGATTGAATAGAAATAGTTATATATTTTTCTGTTATAGGGGAAGAAGGTAATTTTTTAATTTTAGGAATAAGTTCTTTAAATTCTAATCCCAAAATATCACTTGCTGTTTTTTGTAGAGGTTGAAATTTAAAATCATAAGGATGATTAGATTTTCTATAAATATCTTCATCATAGTACCACCCTATACCATAGGATGAATATAAATCACTTACAGATGTACCAGGTCCTACAAATTGGATTTCAGGGTATTGAGATTTAAACCAATCATTATGGAATGTAGAACATATTACTTTACAGTTATGTTTTTTTCTAAATTCTTCTACATAGGGGAACCAAGCTAAAGTATCACCTATAGATTTACTATCCAAATGAATATAAACTTTTTTATTTGTTAAATCTAAAATATGCTCATAAATTTTATTATTACCTTCCCAAATCTCAATTCTCCATTTTATAAAAGATTTATAATTAGGAGCAGTCCACATATTATTTTTAATAGTATCTTCCCAAACTAATTCATTAGTAACATCATTATAAAATTTAACTTGGTAATCTTGATCTAAAGGCCCTTTAATTTCACATCTAGCTCCATCTACAAAACTAATAATAATTTCATTCTTTAAATTTGTCATAAAATTTTTTAAAGTATTAATTCCTATTTCTGCTACTTTATCCCAATTAAAATCTCTATGAATTAATTTAGCTTCCTCTATAGCTCGTTTTTTATGGTCTGTATAATTTTTATAAGCATCTCTCATTACACGAGCCAAATCTTTAAAATCAGGTTCATAATAATTACCTACTGAAGAGTTAAAATGGTTATAATCAGCATCCATAACTGGTTTTTCACCTAATATTTTTACAGGTAATCCTTTTCCTTCAGCAAATTCCATTTGCCCACTACAAGCAGAATAAATTGAAGGGGTACCACAAGCCATTGCTTCAATTAAAGGTAAATTCCATCCTTCACTTCGAGCACAAGATACAAATACATGACCATTTTTTAAATAAGTAATATAATCTTCTCTGGAAGGGAAATGCTTTATTTTAATACGTTTATCAGTAAAACCATAATGTTCTAAACGTTTTTCAGTAGTTTCATGTCCATCTCCTGAAAAGGGATTGTCAATAGAAACAATTAAGTCTACAGGTTCTGAAGGGTCAAATTCTTTAAGGAATGTTTCTATGATTTCCTTAGTAGATTTTCTATAATCCCATCTTCCAAATACTATAAATTTAAATCTACCATCTACATAATCTAGAACTGTTTTAGGGTCTTCAGGATAAAAAGTGTTAACATCTACACCTTCAGGTACAACTTTTACTTTATAGGGATCTGCTCCTTGATTAATAGTACAGTCTGCTTGCCATTGTGAAGGCACCCATATTTGATCATATTCTAATAATTTATCAAAAAACTGAGGGGGTTGAAGTGTAGATTCCCAAACATTATAAGCAATTTTAGGCTTGTCATATGAATCGTAAAAATAATAGTGGTTAGTTTCATTTAAAACTAAATCAATATTATGTTCAAATTCATTTACATGTTTAGAATATATAGAAAATTCTTCTCTATCAGTTTCATTAACCCATAAAGTTTGTTCTGTTAAAAGGTGTTTATCTAAACTATTTAAATAAGATTCCCCATTATGGGGTTCATTATTAGGCCAATTCCAATTTTTACCTATAGTAAAATTGCGAATTTTTAAATCAATTTTTTCAGATAATTTTCTAAAAAAATCTCTAGAATGATGGTTGTATCCTGTCGTTCCTATATAAGAACAATGGACCTTTAATTTAGGTGTAGACATAACAATTAATATAACAAATTAAATTTAGAAAAACAAGTTATTTTACTTTTCTAAATCAGGATTTGGGAAGTTTTGTTGGTTTAAAAATTCTGCTAAATTATTGTATTCACTTACTACGTCAGCTAAACTAGAAGTAGTGGATAATTTAGGAAAAGGGGTATGAGTAGGGGTATGCATTTTATATTAATTATGAGGGTTCAACCCAAATTGTAAAGTTTGCTGATAAATCAGCAGTTGAAGAAGGATTAGGACCACCTAAATCCCAAGTAACAAAATAAAAAGTACCTGCAGGGCGAACACTACTTCCTGAAGCTTCCCATCCGTTTCCTAGGTAGTTAATGGTACCAGCATTAAATGTTAAAAATTCAGATTGAGCTCTAAGAGTTAAAGTTTGACTACCCGCAGCAAGGTTTGCAGGTTCTGTATCTAGGGACCAAAGAGAAATTGACATGGAATGATTTGTAGTAAAATCTGAATCTGAAGTTCTTCCCCAACCCTTAATATGGGGGATTCCTCCTACTGGGGAGTATAAAGCAGCATATTGCATTTTATAGGTACTCATACTATAAGTAGTAGAATCAGGGGTGTAGACAGCACTATCTATCCAATGATCTGAGTTTTGTGTGGCCCCTGCAGTAGGTCCATTAACAAAACCATGAACCACAGTTTTACCTCCATCAGTAGTACCCCACTGATATTTCCCACCAAAAGTACCTAAACTATAAGGGGTACTTAATCCTCCTCCTATAAAAGTAGAAGATGTTATATATTTTAATTCTCTTCCTGATATGTTGTCAGGTAAAGCATCAAATACAGGCACATATTGGGGAGAGGAAGATGCATTAGGAGTTTTTATATAAGGAACTCCTGATGAAGGTAAAATACTAACATTTTTTCCTTGTAAAGCAATAGAACTACTTGATGCTGTAAATACAGGGGTTGAATTTCCTTTACTATAAACTTTAAAAGTATCCCCAATATGTTCAAATAATTTATTAGTAGAAACATCTGTGGGTTCACTCCCAGAAGTAACTTGGAAATTATCTACATTATGGATAGTAAAAGTATGATCTGCTAAAGCAGTAGATGTAGTTAAATCTAGTAATTCTGTTTCTCCTATTTTTACCATAGGATAATGTAAAGAAGGTAAAGAACTACTAACTATTATACCTGAGCCTGTTATGTCAAATCCAAACCCTGGGAAAGTATTATATCCAAAAGCGTAAGTACCTAATTGGAATTTAGCACTTTCTGAGCCAGATACATACTTATTAGCTTCATCTAATGAAATTACAGATGAAGTTACTGAGTAAGTATCACTACCAACCCATATTTTTCCTGTAGGTAAGTTGGGTACATCATTAGATCTTCCAGAACCATATACCCACCCACTACCATTGGATGGGTGAATTTTAGTAACAATACCTAAGTTTTGGATTAAATTATTAGAACCTGTAGGTTTAATATTTGTAAATCCTCCATTTTCTCCTACATAAACTACTTCACCTACTTCAAATAATGAAGTATTTACTCCTTGGATAAATCCTGAAAGTAATGCTTGGCCTTCTGCTTCATCATCTATTTGTTCATTTAAAACAAAAGTAGCAGGCATTGTAAGAGCATTAGAAGCAGAAGCTGCTATAACAGGAGTAGCATTACCCGCAGCAACTGAGGAAGTAGCATGTACCGGAGTACCTTTATATAAAGTACCCCCAGAAACATTTTTTACGGTAACATAAACATCTTCTATTGTTTGAAAACTTAAGTTACCTGCTCCATCTGTAGCTAAAAATTGACCATCAGTACCATCAGTATCAGGATAATATAAACCTGAAGCTGTAAATGATTGAGAAACTGCTAATGAACCTGAGAGTATTGTGTTTCCTACTACTTCAAGTTTTGCGTTAGGAGAAGATGTTCCTATTCCAAAATTACCTGTAGTATTAATATAACTATCTTCACCTGGGTCTGTTTGGAGATTAATTTTTGGAGAATTATTTTCATAAAGTATTAATTGTCCAGCATCAAGATCTAATGGTGAAAAAATATCTTGGCCTATATATACTACATCGTTACCTAGATAATTACGTACATACATACCTGGTATAGGGTTGACATCTCCTGCTCCTATAACAATACTTCCTGTAAATACTGAAGCAATGGTGGTTGGTAAAAAGGGATTTAAACCATATCCTATTTCTAAGCCTTTAGTATCTTTAGTAATATCATTAGGTCCATCTACTTCAAATACTAAAGACCCATATTGGTAACCTGTAGTTGAAGGGTCTGAAAGAACCCTAGAATATATAGCTCCTGTGCTTCCTGAAATTGCGAATTCACTGCCTGAAAGAATAGTATCTTCTATGACAAAAGAAAGTCTTGCTGATTCACCTCCTGTAATAAGAGAACTGCTAGGAGTTGCTAATATAAAATCGGGGGTAGATTTTGAAGATGATTGGGAAGATCTTATTTCAAATAAGGATTTAGGACTTTTAGTACCTATTCCTACATTAGCATCTTTACCAGAACTTGTAATAAATAAAGCTATAGTATCTTCATTTTCACCAGTTGATTGGGAGGGGATAAGGATTTGAAATTTATTTCCTTTAGATCCTGTAGCTTCAATTCTGAATTGAGTATAAGAAGATGCTATAGATCCACTAGAATTTAATGAAGAACTCTGTATAGAAATTCCATCACCGTAAATATAAGAAATAGGCATTTGTTAAATAGAGTTTTCAAGTTTAATAATTCTTTCTTTTAGCCCCTCAATAATCTTTTGTTGATCTTGAATTGCTTTTACAAGTAAAGGAGTTAATTTACCATAATCTACAGACCAAGGATCAGATAAATCCGTTTCATCTTTAGGTTTATATACAGCATCAGGATAAATCTTATACAAATCTTGAGCAATAAATCCTTTACTTACAATAGGGGATTGGTTCCAATTATATTCACTAGGTTGGATTTTTAAAAGTTCATTTAATCCTACTGAAAGGGGCTTAATATTATTTTTAAATCGTTTATCAGATGTATTAAGATAAAGAACACCTGGAAATATTTCTCCACTAGGTGCAGCAGCTTCTGCTCCATTTAAAACTATTTTACCACATTCTATGAATGAAGGATATGAGTTGTTATGTTCATTAATAGTTGCTCTACGTCTAAATGAAATAAATCTACAGTTATCGTCTGGGGATCCAGAACTTCCTACCCAATCTTGTTGGTTTTGACCACTTGTTGCTGCTAAATTAATTATTAAGGCAGTATTGTATTGATTTCCAGAAGTGTTAAAATTAGTAATTTCAGCTACAGAATCTTTAGCAGAAGTAATTTCACTACTAGCATCAACATCCTCCCCCACATAAAAAGTTGAATTAAGTTGAGTAGCTTGAATTGGAGTTAAAGTAGGAGTTTCACTATAAGCAATTAATGCTTTTTCTGATTTTCCAATTCCAAAACTTTCACGAGGAATACCAAATGCTGCTATAGGAGTAAAAGTACCCACACCTAAACTAGAATATTTTCCAACATATATATCTGTATCAGGGGATCCTGCTTTATCTGCTGTTCCTATTGTAGCCTCTAGTGACTTATAGGTACCACTACCTTGATCCCACGATAATTGGTGAAGACCTAGTCTTAAACCAAAATTAAAACTTGTATTAGTAGAATAAAATATTGCTTCTGGGAAGCCACTAGTGGTGTTGTTTGTAATATTTCTTCCTATATCAAGCATAGTGTAGGGAGTGGCATTGTCATATTGTCCTATAGCTACTCTTCCTACACTAGTTCCACTAGAACCCCCACCAACATATCTAAAATAATCTTCACCAGTTATAGAGTCTGTGGTTCCATTAGCTGTGATCATATTATGATCATCGGGGTTAATAATAGTAATACCCGTACCCGTTCCTAATTCAAATTTTTTATTAGTACTATTCCATACTACACTTGCATCTGGGTCGATGTTGGGATCTAACCTAACTTTAACACTATAATTTATTTGATCATTATGAGGCATGGTTATAAATATGTTTTAATTGTAACTATTTTTTAATTATAAAATTAAAATTTATTCAAAAGTAAAACGAGGGCGACATAATTGTAGGGGCATTGAAGAAGAAAGTTCTGCTTGTAAATTATAACCATATGTACTAATAGTTTTATCTTCTCCAAAGTATAATATAAAATTAGAACATTGTAAACTTGAAGTTAAAAGTCCATTTTGATAGGATGATGATAAATTTAAATTTAAGGGTACACCTGCAAATTTTGGGTTCCAACTATTGTTATATAATCCTTCTAGAGAAGGCCCTAAAAGCTGTGAGTTAATACTACTTGTTAAAAGACCATTTAAAGGACCACAAGACATTATCTATAAGTTCTATTAGTAAATATAGAATTTTCGACAGTTATAAATCCAGATGCTGCTACATGAGATATACATTGATATGCTGTATTAGCTGCTACCTTCATTAATACTAATTCATGATAATAAGTTCCATTAGGAGTAATAAGATCCTGTATTGATTGGTCCATTACAATTCGGATTTTGTTTTCGAAGTTGAAAATTCTAACATTAACAGCAGCACCTGTTCCATCGATAGGAAAGGCGGGTTGGGATGGGGTATTTTGACAACCACCAGTAGCATTATACCCATTAAGTGAGATTGAACCATTTGAATTGTTTGTCCACCCCTCTAATAATAATGAACCTGCAGCTGTATCTGTATTGGATACTCCCCACCAACCAGCATATGTAAGTAGTGAAACTGTTCCATCTGTAGGAGTAAATTCTAATACATAACTATCACTTTCTAATCTTGTAAAATTTTGATTTAGTGCGGGCATTGTTTTTTTGTGTTTTTTACTTAAGCTCTATATCCTTGTTCTGTAAATAGTGATTGAAGAACTGTTATTTGTCCTGTTGCTATTGCTGTTGAATTTGTTTGGGCACCGGTGCCGCTATATATACATTCATGGTAGTATACACCAGGAAAGGAAGTAGGAGTCAGGTTATAAGAACCACCTTTACCACCAGCTGTTATATTTTGTACTCCTACTATTATATCCACATAAGTAGGTTCTATTGTAAGTAGTGTAGTACTACCAAAGTTAACAGTATCACCTACACCAGTATTAGTCCAAGTATTATTACTTCTTTCAATAAGAAGATAAGTACCTGAAGAGCCATCACTACTATCTTCAGCTACTCCCCACCAACAACGTGCAGTTGAATTATCTAGGGGGTTTACAGCATCAGTAATATTAAATCTTACTTGAAAATAATCTAAATCATGTATTATAAAATTTTGATTCAATGCTGGCATGTTTATAAATATTATAAAGTATTAAAATAGCGTATTGTTGTAAAATATTTATATTGTAAACTATATGCAAATTCATTATTAACTTCAAGAGTTAAAACGTTTGGAAGAGTAGAAAGTGAATCGATATATGATAACCATACTTTATACAAATTTACATCTGAGGTAGAAATAACACCTGCAGTATTAGTAGTAATAGTTCCACTAGTATCCAAAATTGTTAAATCTGAAAGATAATGTTGTCCACCAGGAAGGGCTATGAGTGTTCCGGTATATTTTATAGTAATGCCTACTGATTCTAATGGAGAAATTCCATTATTTCCTTTAAGGATTATTCTTCCATCAAATTCTACTACATCATTTGTTCCTAAGTTAACACCTACGTTAAAAGTATCCGAATCATTTGCTAATACAGTTTGAGCACCCGACCATGTCTCAATAAATCCGGGACCTGTTGCTCCTCTAGGAGAAAATGAAACTAAAACTGTTTCATTAGTAGTAGGAGAATATTGGTCAACAAGAGGATATTCTAATGTAATTAAAAATTGGTTTGGAATAAAAACTAAAGTATTAATTGTTCCTATAAGAAGTTCATTACCATCATCGGAATATATTGTAACCTGACCTTTATTTTGTGCATTATTAACATCATCCCAGCTATTAATCCAATCATAAACATCATTACCCTGATCATCATAACGTGATATAGTGAGGGCATTTATTGTACTACTCCATGCAACCTTTCCTGGACCTGATCCTGATTTATATTCAACCCCTCCTCTAATACCATTAATACCTTGAGGACCTGTAGGTCCTGTGATGGAAACACCTGAAGTACCTGAGGTGCCATTAGTACCTGATAAACCACTAGTACCTGACGAGCCACTAGTGCTAGGTGTACCTGAAAGACCTGATGAGCCTGAAGTTCCTGAAGAACCGTTTGTACCCGAAGTACCTGATGAACCTGAAGTACCTGAAGAACCATTAGTACCTGATGAACCTGAAGTACCAGATGAACCACTAGTACTTGGTGTACCTGAAAGACCTGATGAACCTGAAGTGCCTGAAGAACCGCTAGTGCCTGAAGAACCAGAAGTACCACTAGTACCAGATGAACCTGAGGTGCCTGAAGACCCTGAAGTGCCTGATGAGCCATCTATACCTGAAGTGCCTGATGAGCCACTAGTACCTGAAGAACCTGAAATACCACTAGTACCAGATGAACCTGAGGTGCCTGAAGACCCTGAAGTGCCTGATGAGCCATCTATACCTGAAGTACCTGAAGAACCTGAAGTACCTGATGATCCTGAAGTACCTGAAGATCCTGAAGTGCCTGAAGAACCTGAAGTGCCTGATGAGCCACTAGTACCTGAAGAACCTGAAATACCACTAGTGCCAGATGAACCTGAGGTGCCTGAAGACCCTGAAGTGCCTGATGAGCCATCTATACCTGAAGTACCTGAAGAACCAGAAGTACCTGAAGATCCTGAAGTACCTGAAGAACCATCTATACCTGAAGTGCCTGAAGAACCACTAGTACCTGATGAACCTGAAGTGCCTGAAGAACCACTAGTACCTGAAGAACCGCTAGTACCTGAAGAACCATCTATACCTGAAGTGCCTGAAGAACCAGAAGTACCTGAAGTGCCTGAAGAACCATCTATACCTGAAGTGCCTGAAGAACCACTAGTACCTGATGAACCTGAAGTGCCTGAAGAACCACTAGTACCTGATGAACCTGAAGTGCCTGAAGAACCACTAGTACCTGAAGAACCGCTAGTACCCGTTAAACCTGTAAGACCTGAAGAACCCGAGGTACCTGATGAACCTGAAGTGCCTGATGAACCTGAAGTGCCTGATGATCCTGAAGTGCCTGAAGAACCATCTATACCTGAAGTACCTGAGGAACCGCTAGTGCCTGTTAAACCTGTAAGACCTGAAGAACCCGAGGTACCTGATGAACCTGAAGTACCTGAAGTACCTGATGATCCTGAAGTACCTGATGAACCTGAAGTACCTGATGATCCTGAGGTGCCTGATGATCCCGAAGTGCCTGATGAACCTGAAGTACCTGAAGATCCTGAAGTACCTGATGATCCTGAAGTGCCTGAAGATCCTGAAGTGCCTGAAGAACCTGAAGTGCCTGATGAGCCACTAGTACCTGAAGAACCTGAAATACCACTAGTACCAGATGAACCTGAAGTGCCTGAAGACCCTGAAGTGCCTGATGAGCCATCTATACCTGAAGTACCTGATGAACCACTAGTACCTGAAGATCCTGAAGTACCTGAAGAACCTGAGGTGCCTGAAGAGCCGTCTATACCTGAAGTACCTGAAGAACCCGAAGTACCTGATGAACCTGAAGTACCAGATGAACCCGAAGTGCCAGAAGATCCTGAAGTACCAGATGAACCACTAGTACCGGATGAACCTGAAGTGCCTGATGAACCTGAAGTGCCTGAAGAACCATCTATACCTGAAGTACCTGAAGAACCTGAAGTACCTGATGATCCTGAAGTACCTGATGAGCCACTAGTACCTGAAGTACCTGATGAACCTGATGCACCTGGGGCGCCTGCTAAGTTAATACACCATTCATTTGTACCACTCCAACTCCCTGTAAAACTAGTAACATTTATAGTTATATTCCCATTATTGGGATCATAACTATTTACAGTTCCTTCTATAAAATTATTAGCATCAATAGCAAATATAACATTTTGTCCAGCTGTATATGCTAAACCTGCTCCTATTTGAATAGAAATGGTTGTTGGGGAAGAAGCAATAGTTTGGTCAGTACAATTAGCATAAATGTCACCATCTATACCTGAAGTGCCTGATGATCCTGAAGTACCTGAAGAGCCTGAAGTACCTGATGAACCACTAGTACCGGATGAACCTGAAGTGCCTGATGAGCCTGAAGTGCCTGATGATCCTGAAGTGCCTGAAGAACCTGAAGTGCCTGATGAACCTGAGGTGCCTGAAGAACCACTAGTTCCTGATGATCCTGAAGTACCAGATGAACCTGAAGTGCCTGAAGAACCACTAGTACCTGAAGAACCGCTAGTACCCGTTAAACCTGTAAGACCTGAAGAACCCGAGGTACCTGATGAACCTGAAGTGCCTGATGAACCTGAAGTACCTGAAGAACCACTAGTACCAGATGAACCTGAAGTGCCTGAAGAACCGCTAGTACCTGAAGAGCCGCTAGTACCTGTTAAACCTGTAAGACCTGAAGAACCCGAGGTGCCTGATGAACCTGAAGTACCTGAAGTACCTGATGATCCTGAAGTACCTGATGAACCTGAAGTACCTGAAGAACCACTAGTACCTGAAGAACCATCTAAACCGGGTTCACCTGGGCTTCCACTAGTACCAGATGAACCTGAAGTGCCTGAAGAACCACTAGTACCTGAAGAACCGCTAGTACCCGTTAAACCTGTAAGACCTGAAGAACCCGAGGTGCCTGATGAACCTGAAGTGCCTGATGAACCTGAAGTGCCTGATGATCCTGAAATACCACTAGTACCTGATGATCCCGAAGTACCTGATGAACCGGATTCACCTGATGATCCTGAAGTACCTGAAGAACCTGAAGTACCTGTTAAACCTGTAAGACCGGATGAACCACTGGTACCTGAAGAACCTGAAGTGCCTGATGAACCAGAAGTACCTGATGAACCAGAAGTACCAGAAGAACCTGAGGTACCTGATGAACCTGAAGTACCTGAAGAACCTGAAGTACCTGATGATCCTGAAGTACCTGAAGATCCTGAAGTGCCTGAAGAACCTGAAGTACCTGATGAGCCACTAGTACCTGAAGATCCTGAAGTACCTGAAGAACCATCTATACCTGAAGTGCCTGAAGAACCACTAGTACCTGATGAACCTGAAGTGCCTGAAGAACCTGAAGTGCCTGATGAACCTGAGGTGCCTGATGAACCATCTTCCCCGGGTTGACCCGATAAATTGATACACCAAGTTTGACCCGCACTCCAATTACCATTATGGGATATATAATCAACCACCATAACTCCAGTGCTTGGAGTATAGCTATTTACCGTTCCTAAAATATACTTGGTAGCATTATTTTGTTGATATATAATTACACTTTGACCAGCAGTAAACGATAAATAAGTTCCTATAGTTATAGAAAATTGAGATGGAGGTGGTGGGACACCAATTCCAGTAAACCCACAATAAGAATATACCCCAGAAGTACCTGAAGAGCCTGAAGTACCTGAAGATCCTGAAGAACCTGAAGAGCCTGAAGTACCTGATGAACCACTAGTACCTGAAGAGCCATCTAAACCTGGAAGACCTGTAGGGCCTGTATCACCTGAAGTACCTGAAGTACCTGATGAACCTGAAGTGCCCGATGAACCTGAAGTACCTGATGAGCCTGAAGTACCGGATGATCCATCTTCTCCAGGAGCACCTGATATATTGTAGCACCAATGAGTAATATTACTCCAAGTTCCTTGATAAGAAAGAACTTCAAATTCTATGAATCCTGTAACAGAACTATACGTTACTACTTGTCCTATTATAATACTAGCTCCATTATTAGCTTCTAGTACTACATACATTCCCGTTGACCACGCTAAACTAGTTCCAATGAATTGTTGGTAAGTTTGTCCTATAGTAGGAGGAGAAGGAAGAGTATTAGATTGAACACATCTATAATATTCGGCACCAGAAGTACCTGAAGTACCAGATGAACCTGAAGTACCCGTTAAACCTGTAAGACCTGATGAACCTGAAGTGCCAGATGATCCTGAAGTGCCTGAGGAACCTGATAATCCTGAAGTACCTGATGAACCACTAGTACCTGATGAACCTGAAGTACCAGATGAACCTGATGTACCTGTCAAGCCTGTAAGACCTGATGAACCACTAGTACCTGAAGATCCTGAAGTACCTGATGAACCACTGGTACCTGAAGAACCACTAGTGCCTGATGAGCCCGAAGTACCAGATGAACCACTAGTACCTGATGAACCTGAAGTACCTGAAGAGCCACTAGTACCTGTTAAACCTGAAAGACCTGATGAACCTGAAGTACCCGATGAACCTTCTTCACCTGGGGGGCCTGAAGGACCTGTCTCACCTGAAGTACCTGAGGTGCCTGAAGTACCTGAAGTACCTGAAGTGCCTGAAGAACCTGATGTACCCGAAGAACCATCTATGCCAGAAGTGCCTGACGAACCTGAAGTACCACTAGTACCTGAAGATCCAGAAGCACCTGTAGCACCTGCTAAGTTAATACACCATGGATTTGAACCTCCAAAAGTACCATTAGATGATGTAACAGTTATAGCTACATTTCCACTATTTGAATTATAAAAAGATATTATTCCTTCTATATATTGGGTAGCACTAATAGATAATATTACACTTTGACCTGCAGTATAAGCTAAGCCAGTACCTATAGTAAGAAATAAAGTACCCGTTGCTGGGGAAGTAATAGTTTGTGGAGTACAATTAGCATAGATATCTCCACTTGCTCCTGAAGTGCCTGAAGAACCATCTGCACCTGAAGTACCTGAAGTACCTGAAGTACCTGAAGTACCTGATGATCCTGAAGTACCTGATGAACCTGAAGTACCTGAAGAGCCACTAGTACCTGTTAAACCTGAAAGACCTGATGAACCTGAAGTACCCGATGAACCTTCTTCACCTGGGGAGCCTGAAGGACCTGTCTCACCTGAAGTACCTGAAGTGCCTGAGGAGCCACTAGTACCAGAAGAACCTGAAGTGCCTGATGAACCAGAAGTACCTGATGAACCAGAAGTACCAGAAGAACCTGAAGTGCCTGAGGAGCCACTAGTACCTGATGAGCCTGAAGTACCAGATGAACCACTAGTGCCTGAAGAACCACTAGTACCTGAAGAACCACTAGTACCTGAAGAGCCTGAAGTACCAGATGAACCACTAGTACCTGAAGAACCACTAGTACCTGAAGAACCACTAGTACCTGATGAGCCTGAAGTGCCAGATGAACCACTAGTACCTGAAGAACCACTAGTACCTGAAGAACCACTAGTACCTGATGAACCTGAAGTACCAGATGAACCACTAGTACCTGAAGAACCACTAGTACCTGAAGAACCACTAGTACCTGATGAGCCTGAAGTACCAGATGAACCACTAGTACCTGAAGAACCACTAGTACCTGAAGAACCACTAGTACCTGAAAAGCCTGAAGTACCAGATGAACCACTAGTACCTGAAGAACCACTAGTACCTGAAGAACCACTAGTACCTGATGAACCTGAAGTACCAGATGAACCCGAAGTGCCAGAAGATCCTGAAGTACCAGATGAACCACTAGTACCAGATGAACCTGAAGTACCTGAAGAACCTGAGGTACCTGATGAGCCTGAAGTACCAGATGAACCCGAAGTGCCAGAAGATCCTGAAGTGCCTGTTAAACCTGAAAGGCCTGAAGATCCTGAAGTGCCTGAAGAACCTGATGAACCTGAAGTACCTGAAGTACCTGAAGAACCTGAAGTACCTGATGAACCAGAAGTACCTGATGAACCAGAAGTACCTGTTAGACCTGTAAGACCTGATGAACCACTAGTACCTGAAGAGCCACTAGTACCTGAAGAACCTTCAGGACCTATAGGTCCTATAGGACCAGTACCACCTGAAGTGCCTGAAGAACCGTCTATGCCTGAAGTACCAGAAGAACCTGAAATACCTGACGTGCCTGATGAACCTGAAGTACCTGATGAACCTGAAGTACCTGATGAACCATTATCACCTGAAGGACCTGTAGGACCTATAGGGCCTATAGGACCTATAGGACCAGTTTCACCTGAAGTGCCTGATGAACCATCTACGCCTGAAGTACCTGATGAACCTGAAACACCTGATGAACCTGAAGTACCAGAAGAACCTGAAGTACCTGAGGAACCTTCGGGACCTATAGGACCTATACCTCCTGAGGTACCTGAAGTACCACTAGTACCAGATGAACCTTCAGGACCTAAAGGACCTGTAGGACCAGTTTCACCTGAAGTGCCTGAAGTACCTGTAGTACCACTAGTACCTGAAGAACCGTTAGTACCTGAAGTACCCGAAAAACCACTAGTACCTGAAGAACCGTTAGTACCTGAAGAGCCACTAGTACCTGAAGAGCCATCTTCACCCGAAGTACCTGAAGAGCCATCTATACCTGAAGTGCCTGATGAACCTGAAGTGCCTGAAGTGCCTGAAGTGCCTGATGAACCTGAAGTACCTGATGAACCTGAAGTGCCGGAAGAGCCACTAGTACCAGATGAACCTGAAGTGCCTGATGAGCCTGAAGTGCCGGATGAACCTGAAGTGCCTGTTAGACCTGTAAGACCAGATGATCCGGATGTACCCGCAGTGCCTGAAGAACCATCTATACCTGAGGTTCCTGAAGTACCCGTAGTACCTGAAGTACCAGAGGATCCTGCTTGTCCTGTAGCACCTGCTAGGTTAATACACCATGTTGTAGGTCCACTAAAACTACCCCCTACAGCAGTTACATCAATTGTTATAGATCCTGTTCCAGAAGTATAATTGTTTACTGTACCTTCAATATAATTACTAGGAGTAGATTGTTGGGCTAGAATTACACTTTGACCCGGAGTATAAGCTAACCCAGTTGCTATTGTAATAGTGATTTGGGTGCCTGGGGTAGGGGTTGATAAATTTTGGGTACTACAATTTGAGTAAGTATCTCCATCAGCACCCGAAGTACCAGAAGTGCCAGAAGTGCCAGAAATACCTGATGAACCACTAGTACCAGATGAACCTTCAGGACCTAAAGGACCTGTAGGACCAGTTTCACCTGAAGTGCCTGAAGTGCCTGAAGTGCCTGTAGTACCACTAGTACCTGAAGAACCATCTATACCTGAAGTGCCTGAAGAGCCACTAGTACCTGAAGAACCATCTATACCTGAAGTACCTGAAGAACCACTAGTACCTGAAGTGCCACTGGTACCCGAAGAACCTGAAGTGCCACTTGAACCACTTGTGCCTGAAGAACCCGAAGTACCTGATGAACCTGAAGTGCCTGATGAACCACTAGTACCTGAAGTGCCTGAAGTGCCTGAAGTGCCTGAAGTACCCGAAGTGCCAGAAGTGCCAGAAGTGCCAGAAGTGCCTGAAGTGCCAGATGAGGAACTACCAGTATAATTAATTACATAAGGATCACTTTCGGTGCCTGCTCCAGTTACTTCAATGTCATCTCCTCCCGTAGTTACTCCTCCTATCCCAGAAGTACCCGAGGTGCCGTTAGTGCCAGCAACTCCCCCAGTACCCCCCTCACCATCATTATAATCTAACTTAATACAAACTTCTTCTCCTGTTGTAAAAGGCAAATTTGCAGATGAGGCTACAGCACCTGTATCTAAAGTAAAGGTTACATAATTTGAATTAGAAGTTATTTCTGTATAAGAAAAAACTGCGTATGAAGTTGGAAAATTTTTGGATGAAATCGTTAGATTTCCTTTATTACTTCCCGTTAAATACCTTAATATATTGTTGTTATTAAAGTCGTTTTTATGAATGTCGACTCTTGTTACATAACGAACGTCTAATTTGTTATAAAAGCTTAAATGGCCTGTAGGGGGGATAATAGAGTTGCCTGCTACTTTATAAGGTATGCAAAATGCCCCTAAATCCCTATCTGCTAAAAATTCTTGTGCCATAAACTAGTGGTTCTTCGTTATAAATATTCAAGATTGATAGTATCTTAAATAGTCTTCTCGAAGATACTTTTCAAAACCATAAAATTTATTGTTTTTTTCTTCTAATAAAACTACATTGCGATTAACTTTATATACTGTAGTTCTATCACCTGTTAAAGTCCAAGGTATATTAAAAGGTTCCCAATTTTTGAAATCTATACTAGAATTTCTTTGAGATAATTTATCATAATCGGATTTAGAAATTTCTAAATAAATAAATTCGTTTCTTTTTTTACAAAAAAATCTTTGGAATTCACCTAATTTATAATCATCTTCAGTAGGTTGAGTGTAAAATAATTGAGGGACAAAAATTGTAGGAGAGTCAGCTAAATTTCTTATTTCATTATAAATAAGAGATTCATAACTATTTAATACCTCTACTTTTATTGAATTATCTTCAACATCAACATTATATTCTTCAATAGGAACTAATAAGTAATTAGGTTTATCATTAGGTGTTCTACCTGTATAATTTTTACCAGTATAAATTTTATAATAATAACCTATATAATCAGAATTAACTCCAGGAATATAAAATTCTCCTCCTGCTGTGTAGAGGTTTGGTTGAATTCTATTTTTAGGAATATAAGGCATTGTATTAAGCTATAGTATATGTCGTTAGTTGTCCCCTGTCAGCTAGTGCATAAGCATTTTGAATTTTATCATAACCAGATTTATCTCTTCCTATTCTAATGTGGAAATGTTTTCCACTAGCAGCTTTTGTAGGATTATCGTATTCATTTATAAATGAAACAGCAGGACTTCTATTTCCAGCTGCAAATCCTTGGAGGAGTAAATCTACCTTTTGTAATGTAATGGGATCAGATGGAGAAATCACGAAATCTAAACCATCTCCTCTTTTATGAGCAGAATTGTAAGAAAGTTTTTGATGGTATTTATCGTTTCCTCCAGTTACTGTAAGTTGTAAATTTGGAAATTGGGTTTTTATTTCAGTAAATACAGAAATTGAGTAGCTAGCAAGTTGAAGACTAATATCTCCTCCATTTGAGATTTCTTCTCCTTTTTCTCTATATCCTAGTTTATTTAAAACCAAACGTAAAGCATTAGCATTTGGTGTATTTTTAGTAGGTGGAAAGGGTTTGGATTGATAGGATTCTGAAGAAGGTAAAACAGGACCTACAGCTTTTCCAAAGATTACGGGGTCTTGAATTTTAGGTATACATTGTCCTTCTATTTTAGTAACCCATCCTCCGTTATCTATAGTATGAGAAATTCCTTTTACTATAAATTCAACAGCATTTTGATAATTATCAGGAAGAAAATCTTCGGTTATTGTATATTTTTGGAATATTTTAATTCCTGAAAGGCCATCTATTGTTAGATTAAGGGATATAGGAATTATTATAGGTGTAATTGCTTTTCCTTCTTTTTCAATTTCGTTAAGTTTTGATTTGAAAAAATCTTTTACAGCTATTTCTAATTCAAATAAATCATCATCTATATCAAAATCTGAGTAGTAATGAACGGTATCAGCTACTGCTCGGGTTAACTCCTCAAATCGTTCGTCTTCTTGTTTTTTTCTTTCGGCATCCGTTTTAGTTGTATCTACAGCATTAGCTGCTGTCTTTTTTTCTTTAAAAATTCGATCTTCTAATCCCTTATTCCAATTTGAAAAAGGAGTTGAGTTGGAAGATCTTTCTTTATCGTTAGCTTGGGCTCCAATTGCTATTTGAGTAGCAAAATCAGCAGGAATAGTAGAAGAAATTGAAACTTCTCTTACAAAACTACTCTCTCCTTGGGGTAATAATCCTACCCTAAATCTGGTTGGTGGGGGAGCATCTTTGAGGAGTTTATCTGAGTTAGATTTGTTTACAATATATAAAGTATTGTCATCTTTGTCATGGAATGGTTCTAACTGAACATAATTACATAAACTTGTATTTATACCATCACATAATTTTGTTATAAGATCTAAAAGTAAAATATCACCTTCATTATTTATACTATCTATTAAGCATTGTCTTACAAAATCTATGTTCATATGAATATGCATAAAATTATATACAAAATCATCTTTTGAATCATAAAAATCTGTTCCTAATGCATTATTTAAAGTTTTTAAATCAATAAATTTTCTTTTACGCTCTACTTTTATTTTTGAAGGTATGGCACACACTCTAGGGTCTACTGAAAAGATGGGATAAGGTAAATAACACTTATTGTATCTATCCTTATAACTATGATCTATAAAAGTAATGGGCTCTTTAGGAGTATCATTTCCTGGTTCTTTGTTGTAGACTAAAAGAAAATTTTGAATTATTCTTAAAAGAGCACCTAATTTTATATAATAAAAATCCCAATCAGAAGAAAATCCTTCACCATTAATGTATACTATTTCTCTATCAGCAAGAGGGAATGGACTCTTATAAGGGGTTACATCATTTAACTGTACTAATCTTTTTATTCTATCATTAGTTAAAGCTTCTTTACCAAAAACCGTATAACTTGTTGTTGGAGACCAATCTACATTAGTTCTACTACCTTGTATTCCTAAATAAAATGGAGCAGAAAGATAAGGACGATATAAACATCTCTTAATATAATCTAAAATTTTTCCTAAAGGTGTTTTATCAATAGCATCTGATGTTTTTTCTTCATCATCTTCACTATCATCAGAAGATGATTCTTCGGTTAATTTAGTTGGAAGAGGTTTTGATATAACTAAAGATTCTACTACATCCCCAGTAGAAGTAATTGATATGACCACTTCATAATGTCCGTCTGCGGTTACGTTCCAATCAAAATTGGTAACTCTACCTATCATACCATCATAATTACCATTAGATGCTTTTCTCTCTTTTTGTATAAGGGAATTTAACTCACTCACGTTACCCCCATCCTTAAATATATAATCTAAAGCGTCTGAGTGGATAGGATTAGATTGTAATGTTCCATCATTAGTAAAATAGACTGAGTGACCCCATTCTAAAAGTAAATGGTATCCTAATCTTAAATAAAGAGTTTCAAGAATTTTAAATTGTTGTTTGCTAAAACATTTTACTTTAACTTTAGCTTGAGTTAAAGATCCATTATTTTTAGGAGTTATTTCAAAAGATTCTACTGAGGGGATTGGAATAAGGCCAAATTCTGCTTTAGAATTAAACCCATAAGCTTGAGTAGGATCATTTCCATATGCCTCTACAATACCTCCCCTAGGAGAACGATCAGAAGTAGTTCTTAATACCCCCCCTTGTAATATATTATTTTTTGCTAATAAACTACCAATTTGATTAGTACCTATTTCTGTTGCTTTTGATTTGTCTATGTCAACTGAAGAAGCTAATCTTAACCAAGAATTTTTAGAAGTTAAATAGGTAAGTAGTTCGTTATCTCTATTAGTTTGCCCTAATTTTTTTTGACGTGTTTTTATTTGTAAATCAACATATGGATCAAAACTTTCTCCTATTATTTTTCCCATAACTTATTTATTTAATTTTTTAAAATCTGTTATAATACTTGCTATATCGGTTGGAATTCTTATTTGATGTCCTAAAGTAGGGTATAAACTATTTGGTTTAAATCTTGGGTTTGCTGAAGGGATTATCCACCATAAAGTAGAATCCTTATAGTATTGATGCGCAAGTAGATCAAATCTATCTCCTTTTTGGGCTATAACATAAATGTCACTATCTCTATAAGGAATATCAGGATATTTTACATTAGCATAATATCTTCTACCTTTAGGAGTTTTAAAAACAGGAATGTTACGGTAACGGTTCATACTGAGATAAAGGTTGATTTATTACTAATTAATTGGTTATTATTATCCGCGATTGGAGTAAAATTAAATCCACTTACTTTAATTGCTTTAGGTAGTTGACGACCATTTGTTACATCAAAACCAGCGTCAAATATTGGGGATAATGAAATGCCCTCTAAAATTCCAGGAACGTTGTTAAGGTAATCTCCAAATGTTAATTTAACAAAACTCCCACGTAAATAACCCTCATTACTATAATTTGGTGCTAAACGTTGTATAAATGTGTTTAGTTTTTGGTATATAGCAATTAATTGATTTTCATCTCCGGCAGCAATAGTAAAATCTAATCCTATTTTTCTTGTAAACCCTTTGTATTTGTATAAAGGATATCCTCTACCTACATAATTGTAAGAATCATATTCAGCTCCAATTTGATCATTAAAGTTATCTACATAAGCTTGCCAGTATAAATAATTATCAATTCCAGGATTATCAGGATCAATAAAATTTAAATAAAATTTAATTAATTGATCATTATCGGGTTTAATATTTTCTGTAGAAGTATTTAATTTTTTAGTTGTTGCTTTATTAAATTTATCTCCTGTAATATCATTACCTGCTTCATAGTTTGTAGTTTTATACTTAGGGTCTGCTAATCCTTTTTGTTTAAGTGATGCATTAGTACCTTTTATATAAGCGGATTTAAGTGTTACTACTTTATTATCTGCTACAGTACCATAAATTACATCAGATATAGAACCAGATAGAGAATTATCATTAAAATAAGTTTTAGCTTCAGCTACTTTAACTTTAGATCTTTCTTCAGCAGATTGTACAGATGAAGATAATACTAAAATATTATCACTACCCACACCATATGTAATTTCTGAGATAGAACCTGAGGGAGAGTTGTCGTTAAAATAAGTTTTAGAAGCTGCTACCTTTGTTGGGGGTATATTTTTAGCAGATGTAATAAGAGCATTACTATCTTCTAAAGTACTTAGAGTTTTATTATCATCTTGAGGGCCAAATCTTTTTAATTGAGACCCATCTTCAGGATTTATACCTAAAAGTTCAGCATCTGGATCTGGGATTTCTAATCCACTGATTTCAGAATAAGTAAAATACTCATAAGAAGCACCTAATGAGTTGCCTAAATCTAAATTTGATTTTGAATTATTTACTTTATTAAAAGAAACAGATTTAAAACCTCCATCAGGGTTACCATAAGGATTAATTCCTGTAGTATTAGAAGTACGTTTAATTCTAGTTTTTCCTATTCCTAATACTGAGTTAGGGCCTCCTCCATAAGATAATAATTCTGTAGAATTAGGATCTAGATCTATTTTATCTTCTTTAAGCTTGACTAATCTATTTAATCCGTTTTTATTAAAATCAAAAACTGCTTGTTCATATCTAATTAAACCTCCTCCAGGAAATAATCCTCCTTCTACAACACCTGCTATAGGTGACGATGGGTCTAAACCTAATAAATTTAAGTGAGTGCCTGTAAATCCTACTCCAGCTTGTGCTAATGTAGAAGTAGGTGAATAAATACCTTGGTTTACATTACCCCCACCATAAGCAGGACCTAAAGTAGCTTCTGTTTTAACTGATCCTCTTGAGAGGAGGTTTTGGTTAGCTATAAAAGTTAAACCTCTAGTAGTAGTAAATAATTGAAATAATCTAGAAACATCGTTTGCACTAGATACAATTGATCCTTGTCTTAGTAAAACATCTCTTGAAGCTCCAGGGGTTTCCCCTTCGGGTATAGACTTAGTAATAAAGGGTTCTTTACTACTTCCCATACCACGTCTGTCAAGCCCATATTTTAAGGACTTAAGATCTGTTTTAAGATCAATTAAACCCATTTATTAAAATGAGGCTCCTTCAGGTGCGTTATCTTTATAATTATTACTTGGGGTAACTCCATTTAAATCTAAAATTGAAGGTGATGGTTTATTCTTTTGATTTGGTTTACCATTTAAAGAATATTGATCATGTAATTTAGATTCAGCAGTTGCTCCTACAGGAGTTTTGGGAGATTTAGGACCCGATAATGTAGAAGTGTTTTGGTTGTATTTGTCTAATAATGCCATAGTTTTTGATTATAAATATTAAAAATTATTGTAATTTTGAACTTGCTACTGTTAAAGCTGTACCAACTTTTGTACCATCTAATGTAACTGTACCTTCTTTAGCTAAGATAGCTTGTAACGTAGCATTCATTTGAGTCATTTGGGCTACTAAAGGTGCTATGTTAATTCCACTAGAAGTGGCCGCTTCTCCTCCTTCACCACCTTCTAAAGCTTTCGCAGCTCCGGGGGCAGCTATAAGATCATCATTTTTAGATAATTCAAATAATCCCCCTTCTTTAGTAGAAATTTGGGTTTTTCCGTCTGCTGGGGATAGCATATCTCCTGCTTTTTTGGGTTTAGATATACTATATAAGTATGCTATACCTCCTGCAGCTGCAGCTAATGCTATAGCTGTACCTATACCTAAAGTAGCTGCTGAAACTCCAACCATAGCGGCGGCTGCTTGTGCTACTTTAATACCTAATAAAACTGTTTCTTTAGCAATAGCATAAGCAAATTGAGCACCTTGAGCTATCATTGCTCCTAATTTAGATTTTTCCATAGCAGCAGCTGCAGCTTTTAGTCCAAGTGATATTTTTTCTTTTAAATTATTAGCAGTCAAAATACCTGATTTGGTTATCATTTGCCCTAATTCAGTTTTCCCTAGAGCAATGCCTAAAGATTGGAAAACTGTTTTTCCTTCTTCTTTTGCTATTTGGTAATCTAAAGCTAAATTTTCAAGACCCATCATAGCTAACATTTGACCCATTCTATCTAATTCATCCATCCCAGCAAGTTTTTGCGCTTCATCTAAAGCTTGTTTAACTTTAGCTAAACCTATTAAGGTCCCCATAGTAACAGCCATCCCTCCTAATACTGCTTCCATCCCTGATAGGTTTTCGAAATCGCCTGTTAGAATTTTACTAATACCATCAAATGTAGTTTTGATGGGTTGGAGTAAAAAATTTATAGCGGGTAACACAGCTGTAACTAAATTTAATAAAGGATCAACTATAGCCATAATAGGTTCAGCTATCCCTATAAATAAATCTTGAAGTTTAGCGGTTATAGCAGCAATACGTTCTTGGGCAGATCCAGATTTAAGTTGATTAGCTAATTGTTCATTGCCTAATTTTACAGCAATTTCATCATCTGATAGTCCTTGCTTTTTTAATTCATTATAAGCTTGTTGAGCACTTAAATCTTCCATACCTATGTTAGCTAATGCTTCTCTTTCAATTAAAGATTTAGCTAGTTCTTCACGTGTCATACCCATAGCTTTAGCTAATGACTCTTGGGCCATAACATTCATTTCAGAGAATTCAGCCGAGCTTCCTACTTGTTTAAGTACTTCAGCTGCTGCTTTACCAGTTTCTCCTTTTAAAGCAAGCATTCTTGCTTGTTCTAAATTGAGTTGTTTACCAGTTAATAACTCAGCTTCCATTTCACTTTCAATAGAAGATTGGAAGTTAAGTAAACTACTTGCTATATTTTCAGCTTGTTGCATATTAATACCAAACTGCTTGGCTGCAGCAACGTTTGCTACTAATTCTTTAGATGATTTACCAAGAGTTAAAACAGTAGCAGCACTTGTATTTGCTATTTCTTCAACTAATTCTTTTTCATTTAATGCTAATCCATTATTAATGTTAAAAGCTTTAGCTTGTCCTAATAATTCAGCTGTATTTTCTTCTAGTGACTTACCTGTACCCTGGTTGATTTTAGTAAGATTAGTCATAGCATCAGCACTAAATCCTGCTTGTTCCGTTAACTTAGTAAAACCTATAAGTAATTCTCCACTAATTTGAGAGTTAGTACCTAAAGCTTTACTTAATGCTAATTGGGATTTAACTAAACCTTCAGTATTAACGTGGGTATCACCTGATAGATTAGCTATATCAGTCATATCAGAAACCATATTATTGGCTTCTTTATAACTCATGCCTAGGTTTTTAGCTGTTTCCCCTGTTAGTTTATCTGTAGATTGAAGGGCTTTTACTAATTGAGTAACAACAAATAATCCCGCTGATAAAGGATCTTTAAGGTTTTCTATGAGGGAATCCCCCATAGAACTAAAACCTTTTTTTAAATTTGTGAGTTGAGAGTTTGCACCTCCTAAGGCATTTCTTTGTTCTTGGAGGATTTTAAGGTGTTCTCCTCCTTTACCTGCTAAAATGTCTGTTTCTGAGAGGTTATTGGTGTTTAAAGTTGATATATCGTTTTCAAGATCTACAATTTCTTGACTAAGCTCCTCCATTTCAGTTAAAGCAGCATCAAAACCTAATTTATTAGCAAGGCTGCTCATTCCTAGCTGGTCTAAAGCTCCTTTCATAGAACCTATTACAGCTCCACTTAGTCCTAGTTTTTCAGTATATTGTTCTTCTAGTTTTATTCTAGCTTCTATTCGTCTTTCTAATTCTTTTTGATTAGATGCTTCATCTGCTGATTGTTCATTAATAGCATTTAAGGCATGTTCTTTTTGTTTTAATGCTTTTGTTTGTTTTGCATCTAGTACACCTTTATTTTTTAATTCATCTATCTCAATTTGTAAAAGACTTTTACTTAATTCTAAGTCTTTTGATTTTTGCTTAAATTGAGTTTGAATTTGTTTAAGTTGTTTCCCATTTAATTTAGATATACCTTGTTGATCATAGAATATCTTTTGAGCTATACCCCTCATTCCCTCGAATGCTTTAGTAGTATTTCTTACCCCACTAGTTGAGTTTTTTATAGAATCAACCATGGTGTCAAAACCACTTACTAAACCACTTACATCTGAGTCTATTTGTTGGACTTCCTTTCTTGCATCTCTAAGACCTACCTCAAGAATAGCAACTGCTTTATTAATATCATCAAATTTAGAAGTATCAAAATTAGCAAATGGATTTATTTTCCCTAAGCGATCATATTGCTTTTGGATATTTTCTAATAGCTTTTGAATTTCTTCGGGTTTAGCCATGTTAATAAATATTCAAAAATTTAATTTTATTATGGCTTAGTTCTAAATGAAGATCTTTTAGGAGAAGCATCAGCAAATTGAGGTTTATTTACCTTTCCTGATGAATCGATTAGTGTACTGGTTCCTTTTTTGTTAGCTTTATCATATTCAGCTTTTTCTTTTTCATAAAATTCTTGAATTTCTTTAAAAGTAAATCGCCTTAACCAAATAGGCATATTATATACATCATTCCAAGAATATCCCCCCTTACCATGAAATACTATTTCATGGATCTGTTTGAACATATTACGTCTTACTTGAGGAACTATATCAGAAGTCAGGCCAAAAAAAGCTAATCCCTATAGGGATGGTAATCTCCTCATTACCAGTTGTGATATAGGTTAAATCTACATCTGGTTGGACTTCTTTAATATGATTTCTTAAAGCACGGGAATCCCTAGCTAATAAACCATTATCTACAAAATTACGAACTGTTTTAGTTTCAGTATCACCATTTACAGAAGTAATAATATATTTTAATCTTGTTGATAATTCTGGGGAAGCTGATTTGTTTATCTTTTTTAAACCTTGTACTTCTTTTTCGATTTTAGTTTCATCGTGTCCATTTAAAATCTTAAAAGTAATATCTATACCGCTATGAGGTAAGGTATAAGAAAAATTGTTACCTTCTGAAAGGGTAGATTCATCTATTTCTTTGTTTTCTAAAGTAGATAGGTCTACATCATAGGATTCCCCCATGTATGAGAATGAGTAATCTTTACCATATCCCAAAATACGAGTAGCAATTAATACAGCATTTTTGTCTCCTATAATTAAATCCTTAATATTAATTTTACTAACTACTACAGATTTAAGTAATTCATCTAATACTATGCCTCGTTCTATGTAAGATTGGTTTGTAAGTATATCTTCCTCTTTAGCGGTCATATACTTAATTTCAACTTTTCCTTCTCTTAAAGGATGACCTTCAGGATAAACTAAACCTTTTGAAGGTAATTCTACCATTTCGGTAGGTAATGTAAATTCACTCATTTAAAAATAACTTTATTTGTTTAATATAAATATCTAAAAAATAAGGAAGGCGTACCGAAGTACGCCTTTCTTTTATAATATTTAGCTTGTATTAGAAGTTCAATACACAATAATCAGGTTGTACTGTCATTGAAATTTCAACAGCACCCTCATTATCGTAATTGTATTCACCAAATCCTGCTTCAGTAATAAATGCACCTTTGATAATCCACTCAGAAACTACATCACCTACAGGACCCAAAACATTCACTGTTAAGTCTTTCTTGTAGAAATCTGAGTAACCATCTCTACCCGTTACTGATTCGTGGTGTAATCTTACCCATTCCATTACTGCTTGAGCACCTGAAGGAGTGATAGCATCAAATAATGTCATTGATATAGTGCCCCAAGTAGTTTTGCCTTTAATATTTCTTTGAATATTAATGTGGTTCAAGTTTACAGTTCCTTGTGATACTGTTACTGCACCCATTCCCTTAATAAGGTAAGCGGGGAATCCATCTACATACAAAACAAATCTATTTTGTTGTTTTGGTTCAAATGGGGTGAAAAATATTTCGTTTGGATCTAATACTGCCATTTTATTTTGCGTTTATTATAAATATTACTATCTCTAATTTTTATTATGCTGGGAATTCAGCTCCAGTTGGTAACACGTTGAAATCTAAGATAATAAATTCAGCTGTTCTTGTTGGTTGTAAGAATATCTGACCTACCAATTGATTTCTATCGATTACATCTGGTGTGTTGTTTGAGTCGTCCATTACCACTTTAAACGCATAAACACCTTGTCTTTGTTGTACGCTTTCCATGTATGGGTTTACTTGAGCTAAAAAGCTATTTCTTGTAGCTGCAGTGTTTTGTTCAAACACTAAGTTATTAGCAACTTGACCAATGTGGCTCTTAAGAGCAATTAACAATCTTCTAACATTTACACGATCGAGTGCTGATGCTTTCTTTTGTAATGTCTTTTGACCAAATACTACAGTTCCGTTTGCAGGGAAGTTAGCAATTGGGTTTACATTAGCTTCATATAAAGTATCTCTATTAGCTCTTGTTAATTTTCTTTCTGGTCTTACTACTGTGCTTAATCCACCTCTGTTGATACCTGCTGGGGCAAACCATGGTTCAGAAGCATTATCATTAAAGGCATATACACCTGGGATTAATGTTGATGCTGGGACCCAGTTTAATTTACCAGTGTCTGGGTTTTGTACTTGTACCCAAGGCCAGTAAGTAGCTGCATAGCTTGAGTTAAGATTTCCTGCTGCGTTAGAGGCTTGTAAAATTGTAGCTCCATAATCTTCAATATCCAATACTACAAGTGCATCTCCTCTTTCTTGAGTATTTGCAATCAAAGTATTTAAAACAGATGTGTGACTGCTTAAGCTATGGATCAAACCAGGAGCAGTAATTACATTGTATTGATAATCATCTTTACTCTTTAATAAGTTAATAGCTTGTGAGTAATTACCTGCTACTAATCCTTGGGTATCAGTATTATCAATATTGTCAAAATACTTACCAGCTCCTGTTAAAATATCACCAGTACCTCCTGCGAAAACCCCATCATGTACTACAGGAATTGATGAAGTATATTCTGCTTTAGCATTTCCGCTATTATCAAAATAATTTGGAGTTGGGGTGTTTACTGCTGAAACATAAACGTAACGACTAGCATTCGGATACTCACCATTTACTTTAACATATGGGTTATTAGTATCTGTTGTGTCTACTGATTGGTAAGTATCACCTA